GATGTGTATAAGAGACAGATATAACAAATGATATAATGCTATTTAATGGTCAACAACTAAGCAGCATATCATCTGAGAAAGGTTTCAGAACATTTATTGGTGAAACTAATTCATTAACTGAATGGAATAGCAGAGACTTCTCAAACTATATAATACAATATGATGCTACAAATGATGATGTCTATTTTATAAAGAATGATACCTGCCTATGCTATTCAGAACTTCTTCAGGAGTTTACTTCATTTTTTAACTATGAGAATGTTCCTTTTATGTTCAACATGAATGGTAATTTCTACAGTTATAAGAATAATACAATATGGCAACATGAACTTGGAGACTACAATAGTTTCTATGGAGAACTCAAGCCATATTATGTTACTGTAGTATGTAATCCTGAGGAACCATATGATAAGATATTTAATGTAGTTGAGTATAGAGCTGACTTCTATGACCAGTCAGGAGTGTTTATGCCATTAACTTCATTTGATAAACTTGAGGTATGGAATGAATACCAGTCTGGACTTTCTATGTTAAGTCTTAGTGAAGCTACTCCTTCAAATTTGAAGAAAAAGTTTAATGTATGGAGGGCTTTAATCCCAAGAGATAGTACTAATGGTAGAGATAGAATTAGAAATACATGGGCTTATGTAAAGCTATCAAATATATGTAAGAATACTTATAGGGCAGAATTACATGATATAATGGTTTATTACAATGTGTGATAATTATTTTATTTATAGTATGCTACTATTTTAAATATTACATTTGATAAGTCAAATATTATACTTACCTTTGTATCAAAATAGATTAATAAGATGGTTAAGAATAAAGTTATAACAAGAAGAAATAGGAAGTTTGCCAATGGAGGTGGACTTCCTTCTTGGCTATCTGGTGGATTGGCTAACACAGGGGCTAATTTAATCAGTGGATTTGCCAACCCTCAAGGTAATACTACAGGTGTTGGTAATATAATGCAGGGTGTAGGCTCTGTTGCATCTGCAATTCCTGGAGTTGGAGGTCTTATTGGAGCTGGAGTTAACCTTGTTGGAGGACTGGTTAATGCAGCTTTTGGAAGTAAGATAAATAAAGAGTTTGTTAATCAGACAGAAAATAAAGCTATCCAACAGTCAAATTATGTTTCAGGAGCTACTACAAATGACCAGTTACTTAGTGACTGGGGAGATTATAGAAGCATGGCTAATGTAAGTAAATCTCAGGTGGGTTCTGATGGGTGGTTCAGTAATAAAGCCAAGAAGAAGACAAGAGCATTAAACAGACAAATAGATGAAGCTAATCAAAGAGCACTGAGTTCTTTAGGCAATACTGCTGGAAATATTGATATTATAAGTGACCAAAGCCTTCTGGCTAATTATGCAGCTTATGGGGGTCCACTTGGAACTATAGGAGGACAGGCATTAAACTATGAGTTAGCCAATAGGGAATTAAATAATTCAGAGTTGAAAGCTATGGGAAATCTTAGATTGACTTCTCTTCCTAATTCATTTCAAGCTATGGATGAATTGAACACCTTTGCTGAGGGTGGTGGTATTCATATTAAGAAAAAGAATAGAGGTAAGTTTACTGAATATTGTGGAGGCAAGGTTACTTCTGAATGTATTGCAAGAGGTAAAAGAAGCAATTCTCCTACTATAAGAAAGAGGGCTACCTTTGCACAAAATGCAAGAGGATGGAATCATGCCTTTGGTGGATGGTTAAATACACATGGAGGAGACTTCAACAATGGTGTTACTATTATTGATGAAGGTGGAACTCATGAACAGAATCCTAATGAAGGAGTTCAGATTGGTGTTGACCAACAAGGTGTGCCTAACTTAGTTGAACAAGGAGAGGTTATATATAATGATTATGTATTCAGTAATAGAATAAAATTACCTGAGAGTATCAAGAAGAAATATAAATTGAAAGGGGATACATTTGCTGATGCTGCTAAATATGCACAGCTTGAAAGTCAGGAAAGACCAAATGACCCAATAAGTAAAAGAGGTTTGGAGGCAAATATGTCAAGACTTGCTGAGGCTCAAGAAGGAATAAAGAATAGAAGAGGGAAGGGTGATACCAATAAATTTGAGTATGGTGGACCTTACAAAACATATAAGAACTTTACACCAATACAAGATTATTGGTACACAGGAGATTATATGAACTTTGTTAATTCTCTTCAAGAAGGAGAACCAAGCTCACTTAATTGGCTTAAAAGAATCAATAGTCAAGAGTTTGGACCTATTGGAGGTAATACCTTTACTGACATATCAGATATAAAGAGACTTGCTACAGATAGGAAGAAGGGTCCTGTACATAATGCAATGCAGGCAGCTTCAAGAACATATAAAATAGAGAATACACCTCTTTCTGAACCTGTTGCTCCTTCATTTAATATCCCTACTCCTCCAGTTCCTAAATCCATTTCTCCTCAATCACCTATCTCTTCAGGAGATGAAGATGATAGTGGAAGAAGAGAAAGGGCTTCTTGGTTGAGATATGCTCCAATAGTAGGAGCAGGAATAGGTGCTATAACTGATATGTTTAGTAGACCTGATTATGAAAATGCAGACTTAGTATTGAACTCTACTAAGAACCTTGGAAATGTAGACTTCACACCTATTGGTAACTATTTAAGTTACCAGCCATTTGATAGAAACTATTATATCAACAGACTTGATGCTTCTGCAAATGCAACAAGAAGGGGATTACAGAATACCTCAGGTGGAAATAGGGCAAATATGCAAGCTGGTCTATTAGCTGCTGACTATAATTATGGTCAGAATTTAGGTGACTTGGCAAGAAAGGCTGAAGAATACAACTTAGCTCAAAGGCAACAAGTGGAAGGCTTTAATAGAGGAACCAACCAGTTTAATAGTGAAGGTGCTATGAGAGCTGCAATGGCTAACAATCAAAATGATGAGTTAAGGATGAGAGCTGCTATGTCTGCTGCTCAATTAAGGCAAGCTATTAAAGACCAAGATAGTGCAAGAAGAAGTGCTAATATAACTAACTTCTTACAAGGTTTAGGAGATATAGGTTGGGAGCAGGAACAAGCATCATGGCTTGACAGATTGGCAGATGCAGGAGTATTACAGATGGACACAAGAGGTAACTACTCAGGAAAGAAGAAATCTAAAGGTGGCAAATTAAAAAAGAAGAAAGGATTTACTTATGGCTAATTTTAACTTTGTTAGTGGTGCTAAGTTCAGACCATTCTCTTATCAGGAAATGCTTCAGCCACTACAGGCTTATACTAATGAGTATAATACTATACAGGAAGGAATGGGAGAGTTAAGTACTAAGGCAGGTGTATTTGAAAGACTTGCCAATGAACAGACAGACCCAAAGACTTATGCAATGTACAAACAATATTCTAATGACTTGGCTAAACAAGCTGAGTCATTAGCTAAACAAGGACTTACTCCTGCAAGTAGACAAGGATTAATTGATATGAAAAGAAGATACTCTTCTGAGATTGTTCCTATAGAACAGGCTTATAAGAGAAGACAAGAGTTAGTAGATGAACAAAGGAAATTACAGGCTCAGGATAGTACACTGTTATTTGATAGACCTGCTTCTACACTTTCCTTAGATGAACTAATATCTAACCCAGCTCTATCACCACAATCCTATTCTGGAGCACTATTATCCAAACAGGTAGGTACTGCTGCACAGAATTTAGCTAAAAATGTAAGAGAGGATAAAAGAAAATGGGAAGACATTTTGGGTAAACAATACTATGAGACTATAATGCAAAGAGGATTTAAACCTGATGAAATACTACAAGCAGTTCAAAACAATCCAAAAGCTTCTCCTATACTTCAAGGTATAGTAGAAGATGCAGTAGGAAGTTCTGGTATCAAGAATTGGAATGATGAAAACATCCTTAATAGAGCTTATGATTATGCAAGACAAGGTTTGTGGAATGCAGTAGGTGAAACTCAATACCAAACTCTTTCTAACAAGGCTTATGACTATGCAATGCAGGAAAGGTTAGTCCAAGCAAGAAAGAAAGGTACTAAGGAAGATGTGCAAAGTCCTTATTTCAGAAGTTCTGGTGTTACCAAGGTAAAAGATGTAAATGTTGAGAAGAAAAAAGATGATATAGCATTTATACAAGGTGTAAGGAATGGTACTGTAAACTTGGATGAAACAGCACAAAGAGTTGTTGGTTCAGACCCTCTTGAGTTATATGGAACAAGGGGGCACCTACAAAGGACACCCGGAAAGGTAGAAACATATAAACCCAATCAAGAAAGAATTTCTAACTTGATGAAGGAGTATGGAATAAGAAACTTAGACCAGATTGAGGCTAAAATAAACAGTGATTTAAGTAAATCTGCAATGAGGGAAGTAACCTATATAACCTCTATAACAGACCCAACTCTAATTTCTAAAACTATCAGAGAGAATGCAGCTTCAATATCAAGAAGAACTGATGGAAAATCTGGAATATATGAACTTGATTCTAACAAGAAAGGAGATATGCTCTCCTATAAAGATATAAAGGATTATTTCAATGAAGATTCTCAGATTGAATATGACCCTAATTTAGGAATTGTATTTACAGGTACTAATAGCAAGGGTGATACTAAGAATTTTCTTCTTGACCCAGAAGTTGTAGCTGGAGAAACAAAGGTATATGAAGATGGTATAAGAAGAAATGTTATTCAAAACCAATTGATGTTGATTAATCAAGCTATAGAAAATGAAGATGTTGAGGCTCAGAGGCATTATATAACTGAGTTAATGAATGATATTTATAGTAGATTTAATTCCATTGCTAAAAGAGAAAGTAACACAGATTCAAATATTTAATTATGAGTATAGATAGAACAGACCCTACTCAAGCTGGAATCTCTGGCTTGAGAGGGTTAAATACCAATGAAGGAAAAGAAAGACAGTTTCAAGAAACTGGTCTTAGTAGTTCTCCTGCTGAGTTCAAAATTAGGCAGAAACAGAACTTTGAATCCCCATATCAAGAAGTTTATAGAGAGGGAGTAGGGGAGAGTGTATATGACACTGGTATTACCTCACTAACCCAACTTGATAATTTAGCCAATACAAGAGGTGAATTGCAACCTTGGTATGCTCAAATAGGAGCTGGTTTAGCTAAGGGTGCTGTTCTTGCAGGTACTACATTTGCTGATGGTATCATTGGTACTATAGTAGGTTTAGGTAATGCAGCAGCTACAGGGACATTCTCAGGCTTCTGGGATAATCCTTTCTCAAATGCAATGCAGCAAGTAAATGAATGGTCAGAGTCAGTTCTGCCTAATTACTATACTGATGCAGAGAAGAATGACCCTTGGTATGAGAATATATTCTCAGCTAACTTTATTGGAGACAAGTTCCTTAAGAACTTAGGTTTTGCTGTTGGTGCTGCCTACTCTGGTAAGATTAGTGCTGGGGCAACCTCAAAGTTACTTGGTCTTAATAAAGCAAGACAAGCATTCAAAGGTGCAGTTACAGCCTCAGGTGAGGCTCTTAGCCCTAATGCAGCTTTACAAGCTTATAGGGAAGGAGATTTATTCCTTGATGGTGTAAGGCTTACTGATGAATTGGCAAGAGATGCTAAGAAACTTAAGATGGCTGAGCCTACTCTTAAACTTACTGGTGCTTTCTCAGGGGCATTAGGTGAAGCAAGAATTGAGGCTATTCAAAATAGCAAAGACTGGTTTGAGCTTCACAAACAACAACTTGATGATGCACAAGCTAAAGTAGCAGCACAAGAGCAGGAAGCTATGCTTAGAGAGTTTCCTCAATATAGTAGTATGCAAATTGACCCTGATGGAAATGTAGTGGAAACCCTTACTCCAGAAGGACAAGCTATGTTACAGGCAAGAGTAGATGCTAAGTTTGATTACAAAGGTGGGCTACAGAAACTATCAGAAGATAGGGCTAAGATGGGTAATATAGACTTTGCTCTGAATATTCCACTACTTACTATATCAGATGCTTGGCAGTTTGGTAAGTTCTATGCAGGTGGATATAATACAGCTAAGAGAGGTAGTCAGATACTAAGGACAGTTGCAGAGGATGGTACTGTAAGTTATAGTGCAGCTAAACCTTCTGTACTTAGAAATGCTTTGAAGATTGCAAGTAAGGGTGTTGCAGAAGGTCCTTATGAAGAAATGGGACAGGCTGTTGCAGGTAAAGTTGCAGGATATAAATATGCTTCTGAACTTAATGACTTCTATGGAGCCAAGATAGACCCAGATGCAGAGAGTGAAACTATTGACTGGTTACAAGCTGCTGCAAAAGCTATTCAGCAAACCTATGGTACTGTTGAAGGGTGGGAAGAAGGTTTCATTGGTGGTTTAACTGGTTTAGTTGGTATTCCAGGATTTAGGAGTGCAAAGAATAGTGAAGGTGGTTTCCAATCTCCAGTTTATCTACAAGGAGGTATTAAGGAAGATATTCAAGAGATAAGAGAAAGAAGTGAACAAGATGATGCCATTGTATCTCAACTGAATAATAGAGTACAATCACCTGAGTTCCTTAACTACTATCAATCAGCTATCAGACATAATGCCTACCAGAGACAAATGGATGAATCTGCTGATAACAATGATAACTTTGAGTTTAAGAATGCTGAACACAACCAGCTTATTAGTGATGTTATCATGTTTGATAAGGCAGGAAGAATCAATGACCTATATGATATAATTGAGGAAGCTGGTAATATAAGAGAAGAAGATGTTGAACAAATAAGACAACTCACTACTAATCAGGAAACTGGTACATCAGTATATGATAACATGACTGATGCAGAAGTAATTGAACAGATTCAAAAGCAAACTCAAGAGACTAAGGAAGCTGTAGATAACTATAGAAAGATTAGTCAGGACTTACAGGTTAAGATTGGTGATTACTTTGATGAAGATGGTCTTGAAGAGATGACTTATTACTTCTCAAATATTGACAATCTTGAGAATAGATTTAAGAATGTATTTGAAGAAGTACAAGAATCTTTAAATACTATAGCTGCTGATATTGAAAGGGATATATATTATAATGCCCCTGAATCAACAAAGGAAGCAGAAAGAAGAGATGCAGAAGCAATAAGAATGCTTACTAATTTAAGCCCATCTCAGTTAACAGCAATTCTTAATGATAAGGAAAATTCTCAATTTGTTGATGCCTTAGATAAAGCATCAAAAGGTATTTCTGAAAGGTTCCCTATATTAAGTTCTAAGGGTATAACTCAAGAACTTGATGATTTGAAAAGAATGATTGAGAGAAGAAATGATTTCATTGACAAATATGATACTTATCTTAGAAATCCTCAGGCTCTACAACAAAAGCAAGAGAGACAAAGAGAGAATATTATAAGAGAGAATGAAAGACAAGAGATAGCTAAGACTAAGGATGCAGCATTAGCTGCTACTAACCTTAATGAATTCAGAGAAGCATTGAATAATGAGCCTGATTCATCTAAAAGACAACAGATTCTTGATGAACTTGAGAATGAAGGTAATAAGATGGCTAAGGACTATAAGGAAGTTCAAATGTATAATAGTGAGGTAAGTAAGGCAATAGATAGTAACCAATCTATCTCTCCTGAGGCTAAAGCTAATGCACAAGAGCTACTTAGAACTCAACATGAAAATGCCAATAATCTTGAGGAGATGGCTAACCCTAACTCAGTATTCATTAATAATCCAGAGAGTCTGTATGATGAAAATCTACCAGATGATTTGAATATGATGAATTTTGCTGAGGCTCAATATGGTCTTCTGTCTGCAATGAGTGCAGTAAATAATGACCAAAGGTTCAAAGCAAGATTCCCTTCTGAGTATCTAAAGCCAGTTGAGAGAACAAATGGTACAAGAGGTACTACTGAGAGAGAAACTACTGGAGATAGTGGTACACCAACAGTTCCACCAGTTAATGCTGGACCAGTTAATACTTATGAACCTCCTGTAGGTAATATTACTCCTCAAATGGTAGCAGAGGAAAATAAGAAAGCCAATGAAAATGCTCCCACTCCTCAATCTTTAGATAAGGATGCAAATGGTAAAAGGCAATATTATAGACCTACTATTCCTGAATTGCATATCAATGCAAGTAAGGATGGAGATTTCAGACCTTTCAATGTAGTAGTTGCAGAGAAAGAGAACTTGAACTTTGATGAACTTTATAACTATCTTAGAGATAATAGAGCTTTCAGTTATGTAAATGAAGGTAATCTAAAGGCAGGTGATGAACTTGGCTTCATGATTGACCCTGAATTTAATGACCATACAATCTTTATTGTAGATAAGAGGAATAACCAAATAGTAGGTTCATTGGATGAAAGTCAGTATGTAGTAGATAGATATGAAGGTTTATCAGGTCTTATTGAAAGAGTAAAAGAAGAATTCAATCAGACTGGAAAGGATAAGAAGTTTATAGCTACTCCTACTACAAGAGTATCTCAGATAATGGTTGGTAGAATACCTTATAGTACAGAAGAAAGAAACATGGGAGAAATACCTAATGTATCTTCAAGTTCTATCTTTGGTATTGTAAAGAATGGTATCCTATCTACTAATGGTAGAATCAGTGATGATTTAATCATCAAGCCAATGGATATGAGCCAAAAGGAAGGTAGAATGTACATACTGATTCCTAATGCTGCTGGTAAATATAGTCCTGCTGCTGTAAGGGTTAAGCACTTCAATGAAAGTGAATATAATCCAGAAGATGTTACTATCAACTCCACTCCTTTGTATAAGAATATAAGGAAGTCTATTGATGCTTTAGCTAATGCTTTTACAGAGGAAGATGTTAGTAATGCAGTAAAAGACTTGGCAAGAAGCCTATACATTGGTGATGTTCATATTGACTTTGTTCAAGGTAAGAATGGTAATGGTATCAGGTTTACTAAGGTTCAGAGAGATGCCAATAAGAATGAAATCTATGATAAAGTAGATGGTAAGAGAGTCAGAAGAGAAGATGCAAGAACTGTATTCTTAACTGAAAGATGGGACCCTAATGTTCTCTATGAATTAGGTGGAGAGGGTGTTAAAACCCAACCTGATACAAGGGATTCACAGGAAGTAGCCAGTGAAATACAAAACATTTTAATGGCATTCAACCTTCCATTACAGGTGAATTTAGGTATGCTTAATAAGGGAGGCTACAATAACATGTTACTCTCTTCTGGAGTAATGACATCCAATATAGTAGATGCCAGTGTAAAGAGTAGTTGGTTTACAACTGATTATTTTGATATACAAGGTAATCTCCAACAAGCTCTAAATCCTGCATCAGTCAAGCCTGAGGAAGGTAGAAAGATACAAACCCCTGTAGGAGGTACAGAGGGAGCTATTGCAGGAACTACAGTTTCATTTGATAATACTACATACCATGTAGATTTGACTTCAAATACTGTAAGGGATAATAATGGTAGAACTCTTAACTCTTTCCCAGAGTCTATCCTTGATATGGCTTATATACAAGAAAACTATGGAGATGCTCAGAATGGTTCTATGATGATAGGGGGTATCACCCTTCTTCCTAATGGTAAGGTTCTGAACAGAAATACAGGTCAGTATGTAACTGGTGCTGCATCAGATAAATTCAAACAGAAATTAGCTGATAGAAAGAAGACTGTAGCTGATTCTAAGAAAGTTATAGACCAGATTGCAGAGAACCAGTCTAAGGTTGATAAGACAAGAACTGATGGTGAGTTCTACTATATCCTTGAGGATGATGGTGAGTACCATGAATATAAGAGGGTACATTCAGTATTAGGAAGTAATTGGACCCAGTCTCCTAAGCAGGCTAAAGCTCTACAGGATTTAAGAGTTAATCTCTCAAAGAATGCAGATAATATAGTACAGTTCAATAACTATCTTAAGAACTTAAGTAACCATTATGGTGTAGACCTTACAGCCTTTGAGGGTAAGATAGATGTAAGAAGCAGAGATACTATTGTGAATATAGTAAGAGATAAGATGTCTGGAACTAATTCACAAAGAGCATTAGATGCAGGTACTTCTGTAGATAGTGTAATCAGGAACTTCTTCACATCAAGTGAGATGCCAGTTAAACCAAGCAATACGTCTGAACAGGCATTTAATGACTTGGTTATTTCTCTTACTGAAATTAAAAGTAATATTGAAGCAAGGGGTGAAACATTCCTTACTAATAATATAGTGCTCTTCAATAAGTATGAGAATGGAAATAGAGTAGCTGGTGAGGTTGATATTCTCTCTGTAGATGCTAATGGAAACTTCAAGATATATGATGTTAAGACAAGTAGATATAGCTTCTATGACTTTGTTGATAGGAATGGTAGAAAGGTTAATTATTTCAAGAATAAATCTAATACCCAAACAATGAGTCAGGAGCAATATTATACTAAACAATTAAGTGCTTACAAGAACTTATTTGAGTCTCAGTATCATACTCCTATCACTACTTTAGCTATATTACCCTTTGTACTTGAGTACAACAAGGAGAATGTTAGTAGAGTAACTAAGGAGAAGGGTATTCTTCTTAACTATGATTCATCTGTGAATGTTCCTTTAGTTGGTAGTGTAGCCACTCCAGAAGTGAGCAATACTAATAGCTCTTTACCTATCTTCAATAGTACACTTGAAACACAGAGTCCTATAAATGATGTATTACCTGAATTTACATTAGCTGATAGTAAGGTAGGTTACTTCTTGAGAGATGGAAAGTTACATACAGGTTATCTAAGTCCTATTGGAAAGGTGAATGGGGTTGAGGTATATATTACTAAGGTTCCTAATATTACTAAAGGGTTTGGAAACCAACCTGCACATGTTGCATCTAATGATTTCTATGCAGTATTTCCTAATGGTAATACTATTGCTTTAGTAAAGAATGCTGTACTGTCATATAGTGAGACTGAGGCTAAGAACAATATAAAGAAGATACTGGAAGGTAATCCTCAGAGAGTTGTAGATATGTCTCAAGAAAGTACTATACTTTATACTCCTTCTACTGAACCAGTTAAGATTGAGAAGCCTATTATTCCTGCTACTATTAATCAGTCAGATGCAAGTGGTGCTCAGGCTACAGTAGCTAAAGAGCAAGCTATTAATCAGACTGATGAAGAGTTTGATGTAGAGTTTGAATTAAGACAAGTTGATGACTTATCAAGACCTATATGGGATAAAGATAAGGAGTTAGCTTGGTTAAATAAGGTTCTACCTCAACTAAGTGAGAGTGAAAGAGTAGTAGTTACTAATGGTCTTATCAGAGTAGCCAAGACTGGTGCATTAGCATGGGGTCAATTTAGTGATGGTATCATTACTTTAAGTGATATAGCTGCTGAGGGAACTATATACCATGAAGCATTTCATGCAGTATTCCACTTACTCACAGAACCTACACTTAGAGATGAATTACTTCAAGAGGCTAAGAAAACTTATGGAAACTTAAGTAACTCACAACTTGAAGAAGCTATGGCAGAAGGTTTCAGGGAATATGTGATGTCTCAAGACACTCAATCATTAGGTACTAAGATAATAAATTTCTTCAAGGAATTGTTTGCTAAGGTAACTAATTGGAACAATCTAAGACCTTCTCTTACTGAATATTACAGGAATATTAATGAAGGACATTACTCTAACATAACCTATAAAGTACCATCTCTTCAAGAGATGAGAAATCAGGAGGGGGTACAATCCTCAATGGATTTCAGTAGTATTGAGACTGAGACAAGGGAAGCACTTGAAAAGAAAGGATGGACAGAAGAAATGTGGAACTCTATCTCACAAGAGGAAAGAGAACAAGCTATTAGATGTTCATAGCTTCAAACATGAGGTTTAAATTTTTTATTAAGGTGTAAATAAAAAGGGGAGGTAGAATAATCTACTTCCCCTTTCTTCTTTTAAGCCTATTGCTTAAAGAATGGTATTTGGTCTTCAATAAAGATACCTCTTAGAACTGTATTATACATAGGAGCAAGAGGAGATTTAAGTAAGCTCTGTTGAGCTTTAGACTTATCTTTATAAGGTCCAGACTTAAGTATTGCATCTTCTCCATTGAATGTTTCATAGTTCATTGGGTTCATAAGATTGATTAGATTAAGAGTCTTTTCTACTGTATTTACACCAGCAGCAGGAGACTTTAATATCCTCAAACCTTCACCAACCATCTCTGGAGTAGGAGTAAGAGCACCTAATTCAGTGTATAACCTTCTCAACTGATACTCAACCATCTTAACTAACCAAGGTCTATCCTTATCATCACTCCATTCTATCAATCCAATAGCTGCTGCTACTGCAAGGAAATGGGCTACCTCAGTCAATGCTCTCTTGACATTTGCCTGTTCTGTGGGAGTCATTTCATTCCACTTACTTGCAATATCAAACTGAGCTTTTCTAAGGTCTTGGAATAAGGCATTCATGAATCTTCCAGTAGTAAGATAATAACCTTCTGTCCATGCTTCAAGGTCATAGTTATATGTAGCTGATTTGAATCTTCTATTCAATGATGGTTTAATCCATTTCCTGAACATAATACCCAATCTACCAATAGCCAACCTTTGTACTGCACTTCTATCAGCTTTATTGTAAATACCGTGCATTCTTTGATTAATAGCTGCACTTTTTCTACTGAACTTGATTATATCTTCTTGTGTGAAAGCTGAACCATCAGCCTTAGTATAGCCTTGTTTTAGCTGTAATTTAGCACCTAACTTCTTGTTACTACTGTCTAATGGTACAACTTCAAAAGCATCCCACAGACTTACTAACTTGCCATTAGGAGCCTTCATTTTATAAGCATCAGCAAGTGCTAATGAAGTTCTATTCTGCATCCAGTGTTCACCAGCATTATTCATAAAGAAGAGTGCCGATGTTCCAAACATTCTACTGAACCAAGTCTTCCTATCAAAGTTGACTTCTCTTGTATCCTGTTCATATTCCTGCATTACATTGAATAGTTCATCCCATAAAGCTAACTTATTGGTCTTTACTCTATCACCTAACTGAGCTAAGAATGATGGAAGTTCCTTACCATAGTTTCTATCAGCCTTTAATGTATTCTTTTCATTGAAGAACTCTCCAGACATAGATTCAATTCTCATCATCACCTTACCAGTAGCCACATTGGAAACACCAGATAACACATTTAAAGCAAGATTATTCATTGAGGTCATTCTATTAATAAAGTTAGCAACCTTACCCTTATCAATATTAGTCTTACCAAATGTACCTTCATCTGCCATATATCTACCATATACCTGCATTTCAAAGAAGTCATTTAGTCTTTCCATAAACCTTGACTTATCTCCTGTCTTGGTTAATTTACTCTCAACCTTTCTACCTACTGCCTTAAATTTCTCAACCATTGGTTTACCACCAGAAGTTTGAGTAACCTGTCTTTCTCTCAACATATCTCTACCTACCTCAAGAACATCAATGACCTTATTCATTTCATCAAAGTCATTAGCCATTGCTGCATAAGCAGTCATAGTGCCTACTATATCAGTAGATAAGTCATTAGCACTTTCTCCATTCTTGAGCTTTGTAAAGTAGATAGGTAACATTTGTACCTCTCTATCCTCAAAGTCTTTTACAGTTGCCTTGTCTCCAAAGTCTGTATCATCAGTTCTCCTAATGAAATTATCCTTGATACTTTCCCAAACCTGTTGAGCACCAGACTTCACACTTTCAGAGCTTTTAACCCTCTCAACCAAGTCTTTCCTAATCTTTACAGCACTGTTCAACTTTGTATATTTATCAGGAAGTAGAGCATCAAGTTTAGCCTTAATATCCATTACAGTAGTATAATACTCCCTCTGGGCTTTATTAAGCCTTCTGAATTCCATACTTTCATAAATGGATTTCTTAGGTTGTCTAACTCCATCTACAGTCTCCATATTGGCATTGAACCAGTTCTGTCTCTCTTCATTGTATTTATCAGCATTCTCTCCTACAGGATTTCTGCCATACTTTTCATTGAGACTCTGGAACATGGTCCTCATTCTCTCTCTGAATAGAGCATGATTTATTTCACTGATGTAATTACCACTCAGATTACCTTTACTATCTCTCTCAAACATCCACTCAGTGTCTTTCACACCAGCCTGTTCAAGTTTAATAGTGGCAGCTTGCAGTTCCTTCTGAATATCAATAGTCTTCAATCTGGCTTGTTCCTTGCTCTTTTTAACAGCTTGGTCCATAATCTTCAACATATAATCAGAGCTGTCTGCCATACTATCCAGCCATCTGTCAAAGAAAGAAATGTCTTCATCAGCTACTTTAACCAACTCTTCTGCATTAAGGGTCTTCCCTTTGTACTTTCCAAAGGGAACCACAAGGTTATCTCCTACAAAGGGTTTGATGAAATCAACAAATAAAGGCATAGAGATTGTATTGTAGTCCACTGCAAGGTCATTAAGCATTGTAGTGACATTATCTAATGCAACCCTTACTCTTTGACCATATCTATTGTCTGTGGACTTCTCTTCCTCTCTAAGAGCCTCTCTTACTGAATCAGCTATCCTCTTATAACTGTACATATAGTTCCTGATGTCTCTAAGTACTCCAGCCCTTTCATTAAGATTGGTTGCAGGAGTATTTCTTAATACCTCAAGCCTACTACTTACTTTCCTTAGTTCTTCAAGTGCATTATCAAGGAACATATAGATACCTTCAATCTCACTATTATCAGCTAATTCAAGTTCTAACCTGTCTATTAACAGCCTTTGATTGGCACTAAATTGGCTGTTGGGATTTCTCTTTTCATAAATCTTGAGCCTCTTTAACTCATTGTCTATAATCTTCTGTAACAGAACCTTATCTCTATCTACCCTTTCAGTAGTAGAATAGAAAGCCTCAGAAGTGGCTATATTCTCAACACTGATAGCTTCATCCATCTGTCCAGTGAGAATATCACCAGCCAGCTTACTAAAGCTACTCTCTGCTTCAAGCATTGCTTTTTGGAACTGTGAAGCCCCTAATCCTCTAAAGAAATTTTTTACAGCATTAATAAACCTCTCAAGAAGGGATTTATAAGATGAAGAAGGAACAGGTTCAGACTGTAATAAGTGCTTGGCAAGTAACTTACCAGCAGCTTCTCTGGCTAACTTTGATTCATCACCCTTATATAAGGTATCATAAGTAGCATAATCATCACCCAATATTTCACCTACCAAGCTATTATTAGCCAAGTGATTAACCAATCTATTAATAAGAGGATTATCACCCATTGCCTCAATAGCAAAGTGAGCAAATTCCTCAGGTAATGCTCTTTCACCTTTAATACCATCAGCAAGTCTAATTAATTCAATTATACCTGTTGCAGCATCTTTGGCTTGACTAAAGTCAGTTACACCAGCTACTCCTCTTCTCTGTTCCAAGTCTGTAAGAGCACCTATTCCAATACCATTGGCAGCTAATATCTCCCTTAATCTATTGTTTAAGTTTTCATTATACTGCATATTATTAGCTTCGATGCTATTCATCTTGTTTCTTACTCTGACAAAAGGACTGATGTAAACCCTATTACTTTCATTATCCCATACCTTCTCAACACTGGCTACATAGTCTTCTCTAAACTCTGATTGAGTATTGAATTGAATAGCCTTTTGGACTAACATTCTATAGTTCACATCATTGTTCAGATAAAGTTTAGTTCTGCCTGTCTTATGATAATGACCAATCTCTTCATTAAGATTTCTTAGAATCTTCTGTTCACCAATAACATTCTTTAGATTAGTTTTCTTCAAGAGACTACTAAGAGTAGGTTCACCATTTTCATCCATTTGTAGTTTTGGATTCCAATTAGTAATAAAGTCACTACTTTTTGTAATGAGGTATATTCTTGTTGCCTCCTGTCTATTAGGGGCATAAGCCAGCAGGTCTTTGAATAACCTGCTGCTTACTACCTCATTTTTACTGTTCCTCACTTGAGGAATTATTGCACATTTCTTAGCCATATCTATAATTCATATAATGTATTTGCACCACAGATTTTATCATTGTTTGCATCCTCATACTCAGTATTAGGACTGATAGAATTAATATCATCTGCTTTACCTTCATTCACTTCAAGTGGAGCACCATACACCTGACTGAAAGCCTCACTTGCAATATCTTGAGTCAGACTTGAGAAGTCATAGTTCAGATACTCTGGCATGGAATCATAATCAATATTAGAATCTTCATTAAAGGCTGAAATATCCTCCCTTGAATAAGGAGTATAGTCTCTATCATTCTTATCAATTACTGACTTCATTTCAGTAACATCTTTGCCATATTCATACTCAATGAAACTGTTCTTGAATCCAAGTGGGTCTATTCTTTCATACACAGCTACATTAGGTTGTACATTATCAGCCTGTGTAAGCCTGTAATATATTGTACCTCCCTTGTATCTTCTTGCTATGTAATCAAAGAATTCATAGGTTGTTTCCTCTCCTATTCCCTCTCTCTTCCTTATTATCTTCTTATCACCACTATTTGATTCAGTATCAATAGTTATTTTAACCATTGGTAAAGCATCACCTTCTTCATTAATGAAAGAAGTGGAAGCCTCTGTAGGAACCTCAGGAACTAACTGTCTATTATCCAAGTGATTGTAGATATACTGGTCAATAAATTGACTGTAATCATCCTCACTTTCCAACAATCCCCTTAGTGTATCAATATACTCGGGAATAGATTGTCTAATGGCAGTTGGAGCTAAATGAATGAAAGTAGAAGGTCCAAATGCAAACCCATTTCTGTAATAACTGTATCTGAATAAATTAAGAGCTAAAGCCTGAGCTTCTGGACCCATATATAATAATGATTGCCAGTCTCTCATATATCTTTCTCTAAGAGTAGGACTTAACTGACCAACATTCTTAAATACTACTGTATCTACAGGATTGTTTTGGTTAGCCCTTATTACTCTCAGCCTCTTAACAAATTCAAGTTCAGCTATTTCAGGATTCTCACTCAATGTTCTGTTGAAATAATCAGGAAAGTTATTAATAAAATCCCTTCTCTTATCACTGGCTGTTGTAACCTTATCATCTGCTCTGAGGTTAGCTTCTTGCCCAAAGAATGATGTCTTTGACATAATATAAGCTAACAAATCATTGTAGATATTATTGAGTGTCTTTGCATTTAACTTACCTGTCTTAGTGTACTGTCTTAAGCCTCTCAATCCCTCTTTACCATCAATTACTTCCCTGAATGAAGAAGTGAATTGAGGGAAATATCTACTGAACATTTCTTGTGTCTGGTCAATACCAAGACTAAAGAATGCCTGTAAATAAGGTAATGGGGAGCTTAATAACCTCTCTCTTATCTGGTCAATATCCATACCTTTCATACTGAAAGGCATGATAACATCTGCACCAGTTAAAGGAGAGTTTTCATTTAACACTACATTAGTCAGGAAGTCATCAACCTTCTGTATCTTAATCTGTGTATCTGCAATAGTAGGACCTGCTGCACCACCTTGAGTATCTGCTCTTGTAGCTTGAACCAACTGTCCTAAGGCATCTGCTGTGTTCATTATTCTCTTAAATAAGAATCCAGCAGCCACTTGCTTCTTATAGAACTCAACCTTTCTGTAGTCAGCAGTCTGATTTCTGTCACTTAATTCTTCTACTTCCTTCTGGAGAATAATGGCATCAGCCAAATCATCTGCCATGAATTTATTGGACTTGTAGTTATCATAAGTAACTTCTTCCATCATTGCAGCCCTCTTCTTGTAGTTCTCAATGACTTCATCAATGATTGTGTCCTTTCCTTTACCTTCTCTACTTTCTCTGAAATAGGTATTGGTAATATCCATTACAATTGGTTGTGACATAATCAAACCAATCTCAATAGGATTGTAACCAAGCCTGCTTAAAAGCATTGAGGCATCAGCAGTAAAGGTATTCTGATTCAATGAAGCAAGCACAGGGTCTTTCACATTATCCACAGATGCAGCAAGGAAACCTGCATTATTCCTTGAGATATACTCCTTATTGTCATTCATCAGACCATGAAGAGAAGTAAGTCTCTTACCATTAAGTAAGAAAGAACCATTCTCAGTATCAAGACCTAATTCAGTATGTTGCATCAAAGCATGGTTTGCATTATGGTTGGCATAAATACCAATCAATGCTGCACCAGTCATATTCTGCTGATGAAGTTGAACCTGAGTTCTTGGGTTAAGAGGGTCAAGTTTCTTCTTGAACTTCTTTGCCAACTTATCAAGTTCTTCCAAATCCATACTACTTAACTTGCTAAGAGTACTTTGATTCTCAGGGATATTCAGTTCCTTTCTCAGTTCAGATTCTCTACTTGATTGAAGGATATTAATCATTCTTGCAGACTTCTTCTGATAATCAAAACCACCTGGGTTAAGTATCTTTGAAGCAGTATCAGCATTAGTGAGAACACCCCACATCATATCAATCAATAGATTGTTTCTGGCTTCAAGACTATTCTCTTGTGGAGACTTGCTGAAATCATATTCAATCTTCTCAATCTTATCTTCCTGAGCTACTCTATACTTCTCTCTGTTAGCTTTATATGTCTTCCAGAGATTGTATTCCTGACTGTCCTTAGGAGCTTTCCTACCTTCATCTATAGCCCTGTTTACACTCTGCCTATATTCTTTCAACACTTCTGGAGATACAGCTTTTCCTTGTGTCAATTGAGCAACCAAATCATCAACAAACTGTCTTCTGTTATATTTAGGAGTTATCTTGAACTCAGGCAACATGATATACAATTTATCCACATCAAAGTCAGAACCACTAAGAGTAGTGATTTCTGCTGGTAACATGATTGCAGAACCATTTTGTTGAGGCAAGAAGCCTTTAATATAAAGAGGAGCCATTGAGTATTTGTCCTCAGTTGGAACTCTATAACCAATCAACTTTCTCAAGCTGTCTGGCAACTTATTTACATCCAGTTCATGAGTACCTGCCTTCATAAGAGGTTCATAGAACTTTCTACTATAAGCTGGCATATAAACCTCGAGATATTTAATTCTCTTGTTTTCTCCTTCACCTTCAAAAACAATCTTTAATTCATCAGTAAGACCATAGTCAGAGACTTGAATAAGTGCTCCTCCTCTAATCTTCTGCTTTGTAATCCTACTCTTGATAATACTATTGAGTAAAGTCTGGACTCTTTGAGATTGAACAGGGTCAAATAATGGAATGTTGAATTGTCCCTTTTCATTAAGGGTACAAGCTCTAATCATATCAATTCCATATCTTTGATTACCTCTCAATTCTTCAAGAAGAATCTTCTCAACCTGTTTGGCATCCTTGAAGATTTCATTTACATCAGCAAAAGCCTGAATAATATTCTCAGTGTTAATGGCATTATATAAGTCTAACCATTCCTGTTTAGTCATTTTCTTGCCATTTACATCAATTATAGTATCTGGGCTAATATCTGCTGTAATCAACTTTCTAATCTGAGTACCAACTAATTGAACTGCATCAATAGCATGTTCTGGAGTTGCAGTCTGAATACCATAGTCTTCATAACTTACTTTGTGAACCACATTAGGGTTTTCAACTCCATCCTGAGTAGTGGCATTCTTAAGAACAGCCTTGACATCTTCCTTAGTATTGACATTATTCAAATTAATCACACCTTGTTTTCCAACCTTGGTAGTTGATTCAAATTGAACTACATCAATACCATTCTCTTCCATGAATTCATTGATAGCTACAAGTTTACCTGATTTACCAAGTGGACCTGCAACTAAATGGTGCATAGCCATAAGAAGGAACTCTGAGTTCTTATGCTGAACTGGTGTCTTAATACCTGTATGACCCTGTACTCCACTCATATTATTCACCTGAGTGTACACATAAGGTTTCTTAGTCTGCCAGATAATATTGAAATCAGCCATATCCCACTTACCACTTTGGAAGTTATCAAAGGCTCTCTGCATATCATCTGTCCACTGACCAGACATATCAAGAATAGCTCTGTAAGAACTTAATGACCTATATGCCTGAGCATCTGCTACATTTACTTCTTTGAACTTATTGACAATCAAGTCTCTATCTCTCTTTAACATTTCACCTTTCTTGACTCTTTCATCAAGTACAGTTTTAATATCTTCAAGAGCAGCAGATACAATCTCATCATCCTTCAAGTAAATAGTTCTCTCTTCCTTTCTACCATACTTAGAGTTGGTATTAAGTCTGAGAGCAGGAGCATGAACTTCCTTATACCTCTTCTGAAAGTCCTCTATGTTCTTATAGAAAGCAAGGTCAGTTGTAGTAAGTTCAATGATTTGTGATGTAGCAAATTTACTATTCCAGAAATACTCTCTCAACTTAGCTTTGGCATTATTTCTAATAACCAAGTTTCTGTTGATACTATCCATTTCCTTAGCAGTAATTTCACCTCTCACCATCTTTTCCCTCAACAAGTCCTTAATACTTTCAAAGAGAGTAGTTGCTCTTCTATCATCTACTGGATTATTATTGTTGTAATCCCTTAAAAGAATATCCATTTCTGTAGTCCACATTCCTTCAAGAGCCTTCTTTGCATTGTTCAAAGAAGTTGCTGTATTCCTGTTGTAGGAACTTTGACCAGTATTTACACCAATTACTCCCAGATATTTGTATTTACCATTGGGAAGTTCTTCAAGTAAACCAGCTTTAGCCCATTCTCTGTAAGTCTGTTCAAACTCATTGTCAAGAGCTTCTCTTACTGACTCTCTGATGAACTCTCTTAATTCAGCACCAGTTCCTTCATTCTGAATTCTCTGGAACCTGTCAAGGAAAGTCTCACCATTGTCATATCTTACATCATTCAGAGCTGTAAGGAACTTAAACTCAGCACCACCAATACTCTTGATAGTACCATCTTTCTCCCTTACTATATCATAGTTTGCAATAGGAGCAATGTTAGGATTACCCTTTTGATATTCAACATCCCTTTGGTTTACAAGAGCTATTCTATCTACCTCTTGATTAACCAAGTCAACCATTCTATCAAGGATAATATCATCATACTTCATATACTCACCATCTTCTCCAATGATGCTATGATTGTCATACTTCCTGAATCTAATGAACTCAGCAGAAGGACTATCTGAAAGAATTGGCACATGGTAATTAGCCCATTGAACATCAGATTTACTGTTATCTGGGTCTCCAAAGTATTCTGTCAGTAATACTAAGGTGTAATCCAAATCATCCCAGTTCTGATATGCAACCTTATCTGAGTTAAGAAGAACCTTATGGCTCAATCCTCTTCTCATTTCAGGGTTATTCACCAGTTGCTCAATCCAATCATTTCTCCATCTGCCATCCTTATAGAACCATTCATATTGTCCAAATTCATTTTCAATAAACTCTTTGAACCTTGCTTCATTACCCATAACATTCTTAAGCTGTTTAATCAACTTGCCAAGATAGTTAGGAGTAACATGGCTATAGTATGACTTATCATTTTCCCTCACACTACTTTCAATAGCATCCTCTGTTACTTCTGCAAGCATCATAGCTATACTGTTGTAAGCAGAACCAAAGGTATTAATCAAATCCCCTCTCTTTTCAGTTCCATCTTCAAGAGTCTCAGACTTAACCTCACCTTTCTTTACACCACTGAATATAATGTTTAATTGAGGAAGAAGCAACATAATTGGGTCTGTTGCAGTACCACCTTCATATTTCTTTATGTTAGTAAGAGCATCCAATAATACTCCTTGATTAGGATTGATACCAATCATATTAAGGAGCTTATTCAATGTCTTCCATATCTTTTCATCTTGTAGAAGTTCCAACCTCTGTTCTGTACTAAGATTGGTAAATCTGTTATTTAGAGCCTCAGTCCATTTAAGACCATTCTCTGCATTCTCAAGATTCAAGTCTCCATTCTTATCATAGATACTATCATCATCAAGCAGATTACCATTTTCATAGTTATCTCTCCATTCATCAAGCAGATAATAGACACCCTCAGGCTTATTAATGGCAATAGTTTCCATCTTGAAAGTACCATCAGCCTGTAGTTTCTTCTTCTGAATCCAGTAAGGCATGAAGTCTTTTCTGAAATCCTGATAGAACTGACTGAATAGTTTAGGCTCAGCCTGTAGTTTCTTAACTATTTGCTTAGTCCAAGGCTTGGTATTACCCAGAGTCTCCAGAAGTGGTAACATATCATCGGATGTAATCATATCTCTGAGTTTATCTATCAGGGTAGCATGAACATAGTCTGCATCAAGAAATCTTAGATTTCCTAAATCATCCTTATCATACTTACCTCTGTAGTCAAGTTGGGGTATCTCTCTGATTACCTTTCTAACTTCTTGACTTAGAGACTCATGAGAGCTTACTTCTCTATAATTAGTCATCCATCCATCCTTGAAAGCCTCATCCTTCACAAAATCATCAGCCTGTTCATCTACTGCACTTTCTCCCTCTGGAGTATCATTATTGAGGTTGGCATCTTTAGGGGCAATATAATTAGGGTCAATCCTAATCCCCTCAGTGGCTATTAGTATAGTACTTGCTTCCTCAGCCAAGGGTTTGAAGTTATCTACTACCTTCTGATAGGCATTGGTTTTGTATAATGCTTTCTTCTTTGCAGCTTCATACTTCTGTTCGTCACTATATCTCTCAGAACCCTTCATACCATTGATTGTATTAAGTTCTGATTGTATCCTATTCTCCTCAGAGTCAAGTATATAGTTATTGAAGTAATCCCTTACTCTACTAAATAAGCCAGCAGGTGTATATAACTTGATTATCTTGAACCTATCAAGAGAGTTAAGCTCTTCTTTCAGTTCATTGACAGCAAGTACATCACCTTCTTTCTCAGCATCAGCAATTCTCTTATTAAGAGTATCATTGTGTTCTTGCAGTGCTGTATCTATTTCATTGCTAAAGAATCTTGCAATCAGACTAACCCTGTCTCTTCTTGTTCTTGGGTCAAAGTCCAAATCTACTTTAGCTTGTTCTTCTACACTTGAAATCCTTGGTGCTTCAAATGAAGGTGAGAGTGCCTTATCTAAGGCTTCTACCATTTCATCCTTACCTTTTCTCAGTTCTGCTCTAAAGTTATTTAATTCAGAAGCAGTAGGATAAGTGTCCCAGTCTTTATTATTCTTGTCTTGCCATAGCTCAACAAGTCCCTTGACTGATTCTATAGTTTCACCCTGTAATTTAGCAGCCAATTCTTCTATTGTAGAATTAGTTGTGATACATCTTTTACTCATCTTGTTATAGATTTATAATTAAATTTATGTGCAAATATAAAGGTTGTTTTCTTAATATGCAAGTTATTAAGGGTTTTCTTTTTGAGAGGTAAACCAAACTCTTTAAAAATAAGAAAGGGGAGACTTAGCTCCCCTAACTGTTACTCAACTACATACTTAACTCCATTGAAGATAAGTTGCTTAATTGTATTGATATTAACCAGTCTTTCACCAGTTTCTTTTGGACCTCTTACAACATCCATATCCATACATTTGTACTTACCATCCCTTGATACAAACTGCATCTTGTAGCCTCTTAGTACCCTATCTTCTCCTTCAATGAAGTCTTTAATAGGGTTATTCTGAATGTGTTCCAGAGCTTCTTTATAAGCCACAGCCATTGACTTCTTAGCTTTCTTAGCCTTGTCAATCAAAGCTACAGCCTCTTGTCTTTGTGCTTCCCTTTCAGCTTCATATTGCTTCTTGGTCTTAGCTTTATCCTGCTTTTTGAACACAACAGTGAATACCTCAGAAGATTTGATACCCTCAAAGATTGTCCTTATACCAGGAGTACCATCTTTCTTATCTTCTTTAGTCACTTTTACTTCTTTGTCATACTGGTCAGAAGTATTAAGCAGGTCTTGAACATAACCATAACCTAATGTCACTGACTTTCCACTCTCTGTATGCTTGAATTTGATTGTATCTTTACCAATCTCTTCAACAATGTAATGTGATTCTTCTGAGAATACATCACCTACTGCTATTTCTTTAATATTGATTTTCATTTGTTCTTGATTTTAATATGTTACTTCTTTTGAATAAGCTGTATATACCATACTCATTTCTATGTCTCCCATAGCTGCAAATGAATCCATAGTAGCTTCATATAAATCTTTAGTTCTTGTTCCACCTCTACTTAATGCAGCAGCTTCAATTACTTGAGAAGTTTTGCTACTATTCTTGAAGGGAACACTTACACCATTTGTCATGGCAGAAAGCTCTTTATACCATTCAACATACCTATGGTCAATAGTCATGGTATCAAATTTGATACCTAATTTACTTGCCTTCTCAGCTTCCTTTCTCCAATCAATCTGGGCATTACTTACAATACCCTTGTAACTGTAACCTACCTTGTGAGGTGCTGCATCAGCAATCAATAATACTGCCTTAGTAGAACCTTCTCTCCATGCAGTTTCCTCAGTGATTTTCTTGATGACCAATTCATAGAATTCATCACCATCTCCACCAAAGGTATCCTGAGCTTTATTGATAAACTGAATGATTTTGTTTTCATCATCAGTAAGGTCTAATACTTGATAAGCCCTACCAAAGTCATCCTTGCTCTTCATATCACAATAGTCACCAAATGCTACTATACCAATCCTTAAATCAGGATTAGAACTAAATAGTTTGGGAACCAACTCCTTCACATGGGTCTTAACTGCATTAATATAAGCTGACATAGAGCCAGTTGTATCAAATGCAATCACCATGTCAAGCATACCATCAGTAGTAGATGGCTCTACTACTTTAGTAGCTCTTTTGTCTTAACTAAATTTGTTCTCATTAAATAAACTTTTCAAGATTTGACATAAACTCCTGAGCTTCTTTCTGAGTTTCAGAGATGAAACTTATTTCATCCTCAAGGAGTTTTACCTTTTGTTTCTTACTATCAATGTCTGCCTGCATTTCTGCACTTAGTTTTGAAGCATCTTCATGTGCTTTCTTAAACATTGATTTTACTCCAGTCAGCCTTTCCTTAAATGAAGGCTTCGCAATAACTGCTTGTTTCTTACTTCCAAATGCCACTGTTTTTTTTTTAGTTATTAATCAGGATTGGCTTCATCATAAAGACTTACCAAATACTTTCTTCTCAAAAATTCCATGTGTAATGGGTGTGCCAGTTCCCTTGCTTGAGGATGAGCACTACTTGCATCCCTCAACTCAAAGAAGTGTTCCCAATCACTTGCAAAACCAGTTACTACCAGTTCTGTTTTCAAGCTATTAGGTAATACAGCTCTTGCTTGTTGAGGTTTCATTCCATTAGCAATGCTGCTAAAATATGCTTTTTCAGCATATAACATAGCATATAACCAATTAGTTTCTGCACAAACTACATCTAATCCTAACTGCCAATCCATAGCATTAAGATTTGAATAATCATCATCAAAATACTTACTGAACCAATTAGGATAGATAAGAGTGATTTCATTACCAAACTTATCCTTGCTATAATTACAATACCTTGTACTTTCCTGAGCAAAGGACATCACTCTATGTCTTACAAACTCATGGCTTACACCTCTATCACAAATGAACTTAACAGTATATCTCTTAGCATGATATTCTGTAGGTTCACAGATATACTGTAAATCATCTAACCAGCCATTCTCTACCAATACTCTTAGGTTAGTAGTAACCCACCCCTCTATTTTAGAGAGAAGAGGGTATTTAACTATCATACACTTGGAGTATGGATTCTCTTCATATTTGTTAAGAGGAAATCCATTCTCCTTATCAAAATACTCATAAGAGCTATGGTTCAGGTACACAGTGCCATGCTCTAACATAGCACCATGACCAGATTTTATCATTCTCTCCACAAACTCCTTAGCAGAAGCCTCTGTTATCTTATCTTCTGATTTATAACACACTCTTCCTGCCCTTTCAATCTGTTTGCAAATTCCTTCAAGACCTTCTTGTTGGTCCCAAATTTCAAAACTTGGTTTAATTAATCTCATTCTTCCAATATTACAATTTCATCAAAATCAACCTTCTTAGGAAAGTCCTGTCTTCTCACCTTATCTTCAAGGGCTTCCTTAATCTGTTCCTCCCCTGCATCTGGAGGTAATTCAACCTCATCATAATATGATATGGTTACACTCACAAACCTCTTATGTTTTACATCAAGAGGTTCATTGAATGGAGCCCTTGGGTCATTACTTGCCCCTAATGGCAAATTATCCATCTTCCTTCTCTTTTTAAGTTTCTTAATATCTATCTCTAAATTATTTTCTTTTATAAGCCTTCGAGCAATAACACTTTCAAGTTTTAATGGGATGCTAATATGTCTGCCTTTTTCATTAAGGTAGATAGCATGGTCTCCATTATGTCTGTCATAATAGAAACCATTGGCTACTACCACCCTAACAAACTCTCTATGTGTAAATTGCTTCATCACCAAAGCTCTTTAATTCTCCTAAAGTCCTCACCTTGAGGTACTGGACAATCCTTCACCCACTCCATTTCCTTGACATTCCATAATGACAAGTCAATGTGCTCAGGAAGGAGAAGTTTCATATCAGCAAAGAGATTAAGTCTAAGTGATTTACCTTTAGCAAAATCAAGCTCAGTTCCTTTAAGCTCTTGCATCATATTGTTCAGTTCCACAAACCTATCAATATCAATCTGGCTATGTGGAGTCAAAACTATACAATCTGCACAAGATAATACAGTTCTTACTCTATCCCAAGCAGCTATTGAAGTGTACACATATACCTTTGGAATATCTGTATAAACTTCACTAATAACTCGAATAGACCTTATTAATTCAGCTACTTTGTTAGTATGAATTAAAGGTTCTCCTCCAGTTATCATTATCTCTTCATAGTCCCATCTATCCACTACTGGTAAAGATGAAAAATCCCATGAGTTATTACAACACATGGGACATTTATTAGGACATTTAGTTGTTACTAATAACCTAAGTTTCTTATTCATGATACTACATCTTTATAAGTTACCACTTGCTCAGCCATAAGAGCATTACAAGGTGGTACAATCACTTGTTCAATTCTTGTTACTTTATACAGGTAAGAGCTTCCATTGTATAAACCATTACTCTTCAGGAGCATCTCTGCCTGTTGAGGATTAATAGCCTTACACATTGCACATCCCTTACCTATACCAGTAACTTCATACTCCATAACCCAGAGTTGCATTGCTCCATCAGGAGCACAACCTACATCTACCCTATCCCTATTAGGGACTATATTATTTGGGGCACAATAAATTCCTTGTTGTCCTGCCATATTAATAATTTATAGAATAACACTTTTTACACAAGCCATTTTTATACATAGGCTTGCCACAAATCTTACATCTCTCCATAGCATTGAAACCTAACTCTCTACTGGACTGAGTTGAATCCTTTACTACCTCTCTAATTAAAGAAAAAGCTTGTGACAACTTCTCAATTTCAGTAGCAGTTAATATATTAGTTTCATATGTAGGAATACCTATCCCTTTTAATCTCCAAAGTATCCTATTTCTTTTCTGCCATCTCTCCTGTTTTTCTGTCATAATATACTCTTTGCATGAAGATAATATCTAACTATATCCCAATCCACATAAGGTCTATCAGAAATATAACTATGTTTCAAGGGAACTCCTAAAGCTGCATCATCAATATAGATGTGTGCATAAGGTTTAGGTGATGAAGTCCAATCCTTTTGAGTTGGGTTTTCATTTACACCAAACAAAGGAATATCATGTTTCTTAAACCAGTCTATTGCATCTTGTAGAGTGTCATTACTAATAATATCCCCACCAATAGTTCTATTCTGGTTTATCTCCTCAGGATGGCTTCTCATAGTGAACAGTATAATCTTATGACCTTTATCAGTCAATTCTTTCAAGACTTCTGCTGCTCCTATTTCTTTTCCTACATATGGAAACTCATGTGTAACACAAGTTCCATCAAAATCTACTGCTATAATCATGCTTTACAAGTTTTATTCTGATTATCCATCCACATTACTGTCATAATAGCATAATTAGCCATATCAAGTAGTGTATCTCTGATAGATTCATCCTTTACAAGAGCCTCCTTACCTTTAGATAACTGTTTGAATCTTAGCCATTTATCACCCAGTCTTATTCTTGCAGCAGCAAGACCCTCTTCATTCATAGATACTTCAAAGGAATTACCATAGTCATGATTCTTTCTAACATAAGTAGAAATCATTCCTTTTACTATCTCTTTAAAGTGATTAGCTGATTCTGGTAACTTAGGTTCTTCTGCTGTTTTTATCATTTCCTCCATTCTTTTTCCATTCTTTTAAAGTTACAAACTTGCCAAGGAATTGCCTCTTATCCCTGACATAATAATTACCATTCTTGAGGCTTATATAAAGAACTGCATCTATCCATTCACCACTATCAGTGTCCTTCATCTTTACTACACCTTTAGCATAGTATTGATTTTTAGTCTTAGGATAGACATAGATTCTCTCTTTTTCTTTGCAGTTTATCAAGTGGGCAAGGTAGGTAGCACCACAAATTAGTGCTATCACCACCACTGTTAAAACAAAAACTTGCCAAATTTCCATATCAATGAATCCAAAAATCTGCTGGTTCTCCCTCAGCAGGGAGTTCTACTTTTCTACAGAAGAAAGCTCCTGCCCTCTTCATACAATCCTTCAATACCTCTGTCATTTCATCAGCCATATCTTCTGGAACCTCTATATTCCATTCATCATGTGCTGGAATACACAGTTTTATCTTGAATAACAAATCATGCTCCACAAGATATTCCCATAAGAAGATGGATGCAGTCTTGAACATGGTAGCACCACATCCTTGACAAGGGTAATTGATTGCTTGCTTCTCAGATGCAGACTTCCTCTTGAAGAAGTGTCTTACAGGATGCACATACACATCAGCCATATTTACATAAGCCTCTCTGACAGTATCTTTTCCTGCTTTTTTGGTTGTATAATGATATACTCCTACCATAGAATTAAAGCTGTCTCCTCTGGCAAATCTTTGATATAATTCATTCTTCACCTGTTTAGGAAGCAACTTATTCTCTTTGCCTTTATAAGGTTTATAAGTAGCCCAATACTCTTGATTGAACCTTGCTTTTATACCCATTAATATATCATAATCATAGATATAAGCCTTTCTTCCACTTGAAAAGTCAGTAATGATATATCCATGTTCCATGACAAACTTTCTCTGCCTGTCCTGATATACTTTCATACCTTTAAAACCCTTCATGTAGTTATTATAAATCTTATTGGCTTCTACAAGAGGAATACCCTTATTACCATGAATAGTGTTGGCATCACCACCATAATTAATGGCAAATTCAACACCCTTAGCTTCACTTCTCCAATGTTTGAACTTATACTTTATCTCTTCTATAGGACAATTGCCTATTACCTCAGGATAAGACATCTTGGCTACCAGAGAGTGAATATCACCACAACCATTATTGAACAAATCAATCATAGCTGGGTCATTGGTTACATCTGCAATGATTCTTGACTCCTGCCCACTATAGTCACAAGAAATCCATTTCATCCCTTTTCCTGCAACAAAACAAGCTCTTGTCTCACTATCAGATGGGAAGTTCTGAAAGTTAAGATATTCAATATTGTTTGATTTATCCTTACCTCCTGAGCTTAATCTCCCTGTATCTGTGCCTAACTGATTAAAATTAGTATGTAACCTACCACTCTTTTCATTTATCTGGTTAATTACATTCTGACCATAAGTAGAAGTAACCTTCTTGGCTGCCTTATATTGTAGATACAGATATGCAATGGTAGATTTATCTTGCTGAGGTTCAATTACTTTTGCCTCAATACTATCCTTCCATTCACCAGTATCCTTATCTTTAGCCAACAAATCAAAACCTAATGATTTGAATAATGGAATTACTTGTTTAGGACTATCCCAATTAATCAAACATTGGGTCTTGTCTTGAAAGCCAAGAAATAGGTCTCCTTGAAGGTCTTCCTTTATATATTTGGTACTTAGCCTTGCATCAATAGGAACTTTCCATGCTTCACAATAACCTCTCTCCTGTCCTTTAATATCTGCTTCTGGGCATCTTTCACCCTTCATCTTTTTCCTTGCTTTTTCAAGGTCATCAGGGTCATCCCATCCTTCTATCTGCAAGTAATGATAAGCATAATTCTCCCCCTTAGCTGAATTAATAACCCAATTACTGAGTGCATCCTCAAATACTTTGACAGTGAAATTATCAAGAAGCATCTTTCTTTCCCATTTGCTTCTGTCTAATAACACACCACAATATTCAGTATATGCAACCCAAGGAACAGACTTATTCTCATACACAAGAGCTGTAACTAATCCTCTCTTCTGGAGTTCTTTTTCTTGTGCATCCATTATCCTTTCCAGATATTTCACATCATTTGCACCATACTCAATAACATCCTCAGAAAGACCAGCCCACATCACTTTACCCCGAACAGTCTTATCCAATTCAACACCAAGATAATTCTGCCCTGCTGCTTTCAAAGCCATAGAATGAATACCAGCAGGAAAGCCCATATACATAAGTTTCTCTGCCAAGAAGCCATCATAAACCTGTTTTACAACCACTCTTTGATGGAATAAGAACTTTAAGTCAAACTTGATATTCCAACCAATAAATAGTCTGTCAGATTCAAGATAGTCCTTAAAGAAACTCAGACTTACAGTAGTCACATCAATGACTACTTGGAACTCATAACACCCCAACTGGAGCATTATGAGTTCTTTTATATATGGGTCAAACCCTTTGGTTTCAGTATCTAAGCCAACCTTTCTAAGAGGTTTAAGCATGTATAATGCAGCTTGTGGAGATATTATCTCATACTTGTCAGATTCAGGTAGTATCTGTTGAGTTACTACATAAATCATATATTCACTATTGCATCAATCAACTCTTTCTCTTCCTCTGGTGTGACTCCAAAGGTAATAGCATAACCTTGACCCATTACATGGTCTATAGATTTAACTACTGCCCCAGCTTCCTCAAGATATTCTCCCTCAACTATCATTGGACCTCCTGCTGGGTCTATGAACTTTTTCTTCTTATCTGTCATTCCACTTCTCATAGTATATGTAGAAGTCTTTAACATATAAGTTCTTGATTCACTGCCATCAGGTTTAGCTAACTTCCTGAGATAATTATGTTCTTCATACCTTGATTTTAACTCTATTAAGTCTTTCATACCATTGAATATGCTACTAATTCATCAAAATTCAGCACATACCTATACTTCTGGAAGAAAGTGCTACCTAAGATTCCATGTAGGTTAATACCATACTCCTGCTTAATCATACCAAATGCCTGACTTAAGTCAACTACTTGGAAATCATCCTCATAGCTTGCACTTCTATAATTAACATTCATTCTGACATAACCTCTGTCCTCTTTAATATTACCCTCAATTCCCATACCAAAGCCACTCTCTCCAGTCTCTTCATAAGATAACCCTTCCAGAGCTGCTTCATTAATTGAAGAATAGGATGCTCCAGTATCCAGCAGGAAGTTCAGTTTCTTACCATTATTCGTAAATGTGACAATTGGCAATTCAACCAAATCCATAGACTCTCTAAATGAAATTCTTCCTACTTTAGGGTCTATCTTCCTCCTGTTCATTATTAGATTAACAACTCCTGCAATAATGGCTACACAAGCCAGTACCACTATCATTGCTACAATTTTCCATACAAACTCCATGTTTCATGTTTTTTTTTTAGTGATTACTTTCCTGTGCTACCAATACCACCTCTACCTTCATTTCCAAGGAAATCCACAGGCTCCAGAAGTGGTTTTGAAGAGAATAGCCATTTTATCTTCTGCCATACAGTAGCAAATTGAGATAATTTAACCTCAAATTGACATACTCTTGTGCCTTTAGGAATTGTTACAGCTTTAAAAGCATATAATGGTGCTCTCCATTCATCAGTATCACCATTATAAATGGTATCAATGAATCCAAGACCATTAGCAATAGTTACTCCTAACTTACTTGGAGCACTACTTCTGCTATAAACTTTAGCTACAATTCCCTTAGGAAGTTCAGTTGCAATACCTAATTTTGCAACATAGACTTCACCTTTCTTCAAGGTTACATCTTCTGCCAGACATAAGTCAAAACAATCTGATTTATCCTCTCCTGTTCTCACAGGAAAACATCCACTTGTTATCTCTTTTACTTTTATTTTCATAATGATTTCAACAAATCTTCTTTGGTTTTAAACACATACTTTTCCTCAAACCTGATTGGACCACCAGCAACTACTATATCACTTGCATAAGTAATATGCTCACCTTTATATACATCAAGAGAATAATATACTCCCATGATTTTTATGGGAACTGCCCTGTTATTGTGCATAACAAAGGCAGCATCTCCCATACTATATTTAGTTTCAATCTTCATTCCAGAATCTATTTGTTATATCAAATAATTTACCACCCACTACTTTGTACAGTCTTTGATTGGTAGTTCTACTGTTAAGAGGGCCTAAGAATTCATCATATCTTCCCACTTTAATATAATCAAAGTTTTCAAGATTGATTTCATTACTTATAGTATCTCTTCCACTATACCAAGCTACATTCAAATAAAGTTCTTCCTTAACCCATTTAGCTAATCTATTGATTCTCTTAGGGTCTGCATCACCTCCCATAAAAGCAATACAAGTGATTCCTTCTGCCTCAGTACCTAACTGTGTTAGTCTTTCAATGCTTAAGTCCTCTCCTATATCCTGTGCCAAGTAAGAGCTATGACAGCCCTTACAATGACATGGACAATTACTTATATTTATGGCTAAGGTGATTTCATCAGGAACTTCCTGCATTACTATTTTAGTATCTACATATTTCATTTATACACTCTTTTAGTTGCATCCCATTGTCTGCCTTCATCATACTTACTTACTGGTCTCAAGAATCCTACAACTCTTGTCCAAATCTCCATAGGAGAACCACACTTAGGACATTTCTCCACAGCATGTTTAGTAATATAATGACACTCTTCATTAGTACACTCACTATTAGGAATGTTATAAGTGAAATAAGAAGTTCCCTTCTCTGCTGCAAAGTCCATTAACTTGAGATATTGTTCCTTGCTTAGATGTTCTTCAAGATTACAATGAAGACCTACACCACCATCAAGAAGCTCTGTAAACTCCTTTCCATGCAGTTTAAATCTATCAAGAATACTTGTATTATCATCCCAAGCATTATAGAAGTAGCTGTTATAGATTTTAGTATCATTAGGAACCCAATAACCATCTTCTTTATCCCAGTTATAGTTCTTAGAACTAAGACCTTCTGCTGGAACCAGTTCAGTATTGAACTTAAACTTCTTACTGTTATGTAGTTTATTCTGCTCACTGATAGTACCAGTGATTAATCTACAGAACTGTTTGTAATCTTCATTGTAGGATACTTTCATACCTAAGAATCTTGCAGCTTCATTGATACCATTGATACCAATAGTACAGAACAAATCTCTCATACCAATATAACCAGCAGTAGAAGCATTGAACATACCCCTCTCTTCCCACTCATACAAGATAGTTTTATAAGCTATATGATACTTATAAACTCTCTCAAGAATATCAGTGAGATATACTTTGAACTCTCTTATCCATTTCTCCCTATCTGGACCATTGTAATGGTCTCTACAGAAGTCTTGAACTATCCTGTTAATATTCAGAGTAATAACATTACAGCTACCAGTCTTTACACCTGTAAGACCATTAGTGAAACTGAATACATTCTCTTCAATTTCATTTCTTAATCTACAACATGATGCCAATCCATTAGGATTATCACTAATATAAACAAAGAATGAATGACCTTTAGAGTGCATTTCTGCTGTAAAGTTCTTATATTCTTCATCCATATAGTTACCTTCCTTATCTGTGAGTAATGCCATAGTTTCTACGGGGAATGTCAGCATAGCTTTAGTTCTTTCTTCATTGAACCACTGCATGAATTTCTTTTGTAGATAAGATACCCTTTCCCATGAAGGTTGTGTTCCATCAGGGAAATAGAAGTCTTTAAATAAAGCCTCCCAATAATACTTATCATAGTAACTCACATTAGTAAAAGGAGATTGCCATCCTCTATTCTGTGCAGGCTGATTGATATAATAAACAATAGTCTGAAATGCTGCTTCAATCTTCTGTCCTATAGTCTTTCTGTCCATTACATGTTCAGAATCTGCATATACTTCTTCCTTCAAGTGATATTCAGGACCATAGTCCTTGACACAGAAATAATCAAAGTAGTTAAAGAACTCTCCAAAAGCTACAGCACCTTTGCATTGAGCTGACAATAAGAACACAAGATTATTAAATTGTCCACAGAAACTTGACAAATGATTAGCTGTCTTAGGAGTTACTCCATCCATATCTTTGATACCATTTGCCACTAAAGGATATAATGAAACTGCTTCACAATAGTTCTTTGGAACTGCTGAACTTGCTTCATCATGGATATAAATAATATGATGGTTAATATCCTCCTCATACTTTTTAGCCACTTCTGGAAACAATATATTCAGCTTATTCTTCATCCTCATTCTTTGAATAACCCTGTTTTTTACTTTAGGAACCTCAGATTCAAGAGTCACTACATTCTTCATAGTTACATTTGCATTTGCATCTGTCTCTGATGAAGCTGCTGCATTCTCATTTGACTTACTGTATTTCTCCATGTAATTCAGCCTGTCATTGATTTCTCTTGCCTCCTTATGTTTCTCTCTATAGAGGATATATGCTCTCACAGCAGAAGCACAGTTGTACTGAATTAACAACTTCTCAATTTCATCCTGAATCTCTTCCACACCTATAATATCTCTATCCTTAAATAAATTTACTATAGCTTCATGTATTGCCACAGGAGTTATTTGATTCACAGACTTGAATGCTTTATCAACTGCTGATGCAATCTTTTCAACATTAAAGTCTTCCTTACTACCATCTCTTTTAATTACTGTCATGCTGGTACTAAATTCTTTATTTGCATAATACAATCATTTTCCATTACTTCCTTACTATATTTCAGATTAGGATTACCAAGATAATAATTAAGGTCTGAGAGAATCTTTCTCCAATCCCTATAAATCTTACCTTCTTCATCCTTTAAATCCACCATACCAAAGTTCCCATGAAATTCCCAAATGACAGGGGCTATTGTCCTTCTATTGATTACAACAAATTGATAATGCTGAATCTTGAACTGACTGAAATAAGGGTCTCTCTTAATGCACTCTTGAAGGATATATGTATATAGCTTGGCTTGAATATCATATCTCCATGTAGCAAATGACCCATCAAATTCCTCCTCTGGATGCCCTGTAGTCTTTAAGTCTATAGGATATATCACTTTATTTACATGGTCAACAATCAATTCATCAAACATACATATGACTGGTATTCCATTCCACTCAGCTTTAAACTTGAGCTGAAATACCTTCTCAATACTATTATCCCAAGGGTCAGTAAAGAAGAATTCCTTTGTAACTGAGTTACTTGTAAGCTCATTTACACAAGACATTACATCATTATAATCCCTTTGAGACAAGATAGTCTTCTCTCCTGCAAGTGCAAGTAAACTATAATATTCATTACAGCTTTCTTTTACTTTCTTGATTCTAAGTGCCCTATAAGAATCCCCTGCATAGTAGTTATTGGCAACAGCCACATCACTGATAATATCATCATCAATGGTATCTACTCTTCTGTGAGTATCTCCATACTTTGAGAACAGTACCTTTGTAATAGTGATTAAATTATCTGATAAGTTAGGAAACTCACAGACAATAAACCTGTCATTGAAAGCCTGTTCACCATCAGTAAGCATACAATCCACTGCACTTCCAAACTGTAATGCAGGTGTCTCTATCTTATCAAATAATGAACCTATCTTTCTCCAACCTTCCCTCTCAAATCTTGATAATGTACTATAGCTGATTGCAGGGTCTTTCCTGTATTCTTCCTCTGTTACATTCCAAGATAGTTCTTTAATACTCTTCTCCATAATCATAATCATCCTCTAAGTCTTCTTCCCATTCATTACTGGGAACTTCAAGCTGGGTTAAATACACATCTACCTCAGCCTTTAAATTACTTAACTCTGTCGAGTCCACATCAAGATACTCTTGCTTAGGTGGCACTTCTTCATCTTTTCTGGCTTTGTGCTTCCTAACCTTGTAGATTGCTGAATCCACTAAGTCCTTGAGTGACTCAAAATCTCTGCTCTGAATGAATTGTTCACCTAAAGTTATATCACTCTTTGGTAAACTGCTGAGCAATTTCCTCATTCTTTCTATTGGCTTCATCTTTAATAATTTGAATAAATTCTAAGAGTTGTTTCTTAGTAAAGACCTCAAAGATAAGATAATTTTCTCTATCTGGCAAATCTTCTATATGTTTCCTAAACATCTTGAATTTGTAAGGGAACACATCATTGACCTGACCTTTGACTTCAATTATTATCTTTAATCCTTGATACTCCATGTAGAAATCTGGGGTATAAGTAATATTAATTAGCTTCTTAAGGTTTAGTATTGTAGCCTTAGCTTTATTACGGGTGTAAAAAGGTACAGTAGGTCTAAATCCTTCCCAGATTGTGTAAGTATGAGTTTCATATTCAGGCTCAAACCCATGTTGAAGCAAGGTCCTATAGACCATTGCCTCAATCTTGGATTTAAACTTTATATTACCATACTCTTCTGGAGTAGCATTTCTAATTCTTCTGTTTTCCACCTCTTTTAAACATTTGTTTCATAGGGTCTCTCAAGATATGTTTAGCTGCAAGAGCATCATCCAATGTCCTGAATGCAGCAAAATTCTTGAAGTTCTTGATTCTGTCCAAGTCCTTGACCTTTGTTATTTCCCCACTGAGAGTGCTGATTACATAAATCTCCTTGCTATTCTCAATATGGTTCTTATACTTTTCATCCATAACAATGGCTATTTCTCTCAACATAATTGAAAGAACAGCAGCAGGATAAATTGTATAAAGGTTTGCAAGATACTTCTGTAAATTGTCTTTGTTCCAATGAATCCTCTTTGCAAGATGTTCTATATAGAAGTAAGGGTCAATATGGGTTCCCTCCTCTTCAACCTTCTCCTCAACTTCCTTGATTATACCTTCTTCAATAAGAGAAGGAATAGTCTTTTCACTGACAATTATAGTGTAGAATGGTATAAGCCCATAAGCACTTTCCATTCCAATAGCAACTCTATCTCCCATTTTCACTTCACTGCCAGATTTTGCAAAAACAAATTTCTTCATACTTTTTTTTTTTTAATTAATACTCTGAGAACCACACAATTGGTTCTCCATATTTCTCTTTAGTTAGTTTGCTCACTTCTTGAAATACAGTAGATGGCATCCTCTCTTCTTGCCTTGCATAGTATGCAGGATGCTTCTCTTCCAGTATTATATTGGTGTTTTTATTGATATAAGGTTTAAGTGTCTTAGCCTGTTCACCAAATAGAACATAAATAATACCTGTATCCCACTCTGATAGATTCTTCAATAACTTAGTCATGAAAGGTCTCCACATCATTGTGTGGCTACCTACTTTATTCACCTCACAAGTCAATGCAGAATTAATCATTAGTACTCCTTGTTTAGCCCAACTCTCTAAAGTGGGGTCAAAGATAATACTATTATGTGGAATTTCAAAATCAATGCAAGCCTCTTTAACTATTTCAAGTGAAGGAGACAACTTGGTTCCCTCCTTATTACCAAACAGGACACCAGTAGCCACACCCTTCTGAGGGTATGGGTCTTGTCCTATCATCACAACTTTGAGATTATTGTAAGGGCATAGATTAAAAGCCTTAAATATATCAGGATATGCAGGACAAAGTAAGTCTCTTTTAATTAAACTTACTTGCCCTACTACCTTATTTAATTCCTTTGTATCTATAACCCTTACCCATCCACCAAAATATTCCTCAAATGTCATACTATCTTAGTCATTTCCACAACTTCTTCAAGATGCTCCAGAAGGTAGTCATTCATAGCCTCATTGTTGAAGGTAGAAGGAGTTGGCTTTTTAGGCTTTATTATAAACCTATCAGTCACATCAGTTACTACTATCTCAGGTATTGGTGTAGTATATTCAACAATATGACCATTTGCATTTCTTATAGGATTATTAATCTCTTGAATAGCAATACCTGTCCTACTGCTTCCTACTATAATACCCTCCTGCACAAATGCAGGAATGACTGTCTTAATAATACCTTTCTCAATCAGACCATTACTTACAAAGACCTTTGGATTCACATAGATTCTACCAGTCTTATAATGTAAAAGCCTGTCACCCATAACTCCATGAAGTGTGTACAGTATTAATAAGTTATAGTCTTTATCAAGAATGTAACCATTACCACCATAATATATCTCACCATTATTGGTTGTAACCTTAACAAGCCTGTCTCTTGTATCACTTATCTGGAATAACTTGAAGATTGAATTTGCAGTTCTCCTCTCTACAGGATAGTTATTGCTAAATAATGCAACAGCTACCTCCTTTATATTGAAGCCACTGGTCTGGTTATTAGATAGTGCATTCTCAACTTGGGTCTTGCACATCAATGGAACATCAATCTCCGGTCCACTAATATCTACTTTCAAATGCAGATTGAATACATTATTGTTTTCAAATGCAAGATGTGGCTTAATGTAGCCAGGTTCTTGAAGACTACCACCATTCAGGAATATATCATGAAGTTGCCTGTTCAATTGTACATTTATTGCCATTACATTTCTACTTTAAAGTACATTGTATCAGCAGAATATTGAGTCATAAAAGGCACATCTCTATCTATGATAGGATTGCATTCATTAGCTACGAAGTTTACAAACAAATTGACCATAATAGATGCAATCATATTTGCCATGAATGTTGTTTGTTTGTAGCTACAGATGGTTTCATCTGCTGCTGCATCACTGAACAACCATTTCCTACCATATTCAACTATAGCCCTTTCATCATTGCCTTGAATAGCAAAGACTTGAAATTCTTCTGCTGCCAATCTACCATCAATGAATAAACATTTAGACCTCTCTCCCTCAGGTTTATTACCTACATGCTCAAGCCATTTATCAAAGAACAATCTCCTTGCTTCCATGTTATCAAAGCCACAAATCATAATATCTGTAGCTTCACTTTCAGCAGTAAACCTTTCCTGATATGCCAAACTATTATAATAGTTTGCATATAATTGTAACATTCTATGAAGAGAGCTGACTTTTGATTGTCCCAAATCACTACTACTGTATAATTGACCAGACATATTAGCCTGTTCAACTATATCTGGGTCATATAAATATAACCCAGCGGGTTTTAATCTTGCAAGTAGAAAGCCAACATAACTTCCTATACCACCTACACCAGCTAATGTAATAGTCTTGGATTGAATGGCACTATACCAGATAGCTCCACTGAATCTACTTGTAGCTTCATCTACAAGCAAACTACCTGAATTAGGTGGAATCACTACTTCCTCAGCAGCCAATGCAGCTTCAAGTAATGCCTCTCCTTGTTCATCAATTTCTAATGGAGCATCCTCTGTATTCTGAGCATCATGTAGAATATTTGATACTTCCAATGTTGCTATAAGTGTGATATTAGACATAGGAACCTCTGGTTCTACAGCACCAATAGTTATAATATAAGCACCACTTACATGTTGTACTTCATGGATTATTTCCCACTCACCACTATTTAATAGAGCTACTGCTAATTCTATATCACTTGCAGAGCTATATACCAAAGTCTCTTCTGGAGCACTTGTCTCTGTATCTACAGTCATTTGACTGATAGCACTTTCTAATACTTCATCTTCCATAATTAATAAATATAATCATCCATTAATTTGATATAAACACTTAACCAAGGATTCTTTGGCAGTTTCTTGAGTTCTTCCCTTACATCATGAGCCAATAATGCAGCCATGACAGAATCATCATTATTAATGACTGCCATAACATCACCATCATAGGTATAATTAATAAGGTAATCTACATAGTTTGATGCAAAATATTCAAACTCTTTTACACTTCCAAATCTCCTTCTATAAAGACTCTCCATAGAATTAGCCCACTTCTTGACATCAACTGCACTTTCATTTGAAATGATAATACTTGATGTAACAAGTTGCCTCACAATAGATTGAACTATATCTTCATCTACTGTTACAACACCATAAGGAATGTCAAGATTCTCTTCCTCAGGCTGGTCAAAAGGTAATTCACCTTGTTTAACAGGCAATTGCTTAGCTTTATACCAGCCTCTTCCTTCTTCCCAATAGTATTTATCTTTATCTATAGGAGATGTACTCCCCACCTCCTTAGTTGGGGCAATGTTCTTTCCATAGTTACCATACTGGGGATAGCCCTTATATACAGGAGTTACAACTTTCTTCTTAGACTCTTTGATTTCCTTGATTCTTTCCATCATTTCAGTCTCAAAGTCATCAGTTGCATTCTCAAATACTATATCCAAATTGAACCATTCAAGTTTCTCTTCTTCAATATCAAAGGTCTCTACTCCCTCTCTCACTTCACCATTCCAAGTAGGATAGGTGTATTTCTCAGATACAGTCTGTACACATTTGTACTTCCTTGTAACACCCGCAGTATATTTACCTGCATTATTCACAATCAAGGATACAAAGTGAGCCATATCATTACCTTCTGCACTTAGAGTTGCTGTATCAGTACCACTAAAGAAAGTAGCCATGTTATTATGGCTATGGATTAATCCTTGATATATCCCCTCTTCCAATAATTCAGGATGGTCTACCATGTATGTAGCCATATCAGGAGATACATTGAACTCAGTATATGCACTTGTACCAATGTCCATTTGGAACAAATCCACACATCTGATAGTTAGGGATTTATCTTCAAAAGCTCCCTCAACTTTATAGAACAAGACACCTGACCATTCTACATCCCAGATGTTCTTGCATAAAAATCTTATCTTTTTCTCAACCTCTGCTGGAATGACAATCTTAAATATATCCTGTCTGTGGACTAACTCCAGCACTGGTTTCACTTCTTTCTTCTCTTCCATATCCATAATTTAATATTCTCAACATGCTACATACAATAGCTTCAATATATTGTAAATTCAGTATCCTTGTTCTATTAAGAGACTCCTCCTCTGAGGATAATATTCCCTCAATAGTCAAGGTAATTTCCCTACCTTTGAATGTACAGATTTTCCTTCCTACATATCTCTGATAGTCATCACTACTATTCCTTCTCACTGCTCTTGGTATATAGACTTTACCATTGGTTATGGTACATTCATTGATGATACCATTACTAACAAGGTCAGCATAACTAATATCAAAAGTATGCTTGTTATATTCAGTATTATACCAGCTAATGAATTCATTACTGATAAGAACCACTGTATCAATGAAGGACATTCTTATCCCATAACTTCCATTACTATAGTTGAACCTAATCTTCTTAGTCTCCAGAAGGTGTTTAATGAATGGCTTGAATTGTTCTCTTCCAAAGATACCACTCCGAGGAATTACACCTCTAAGGGATTGCATAGAGAATTTGTCCTTAGCATCTCCCATCTCTGATACAGGAATATTCTCAAGCCTATGGTGTGGAACTCCATCAATAGATTCTACTCTTACATACCTGTCAAGCTCCAGACATAATAACTGCCAAATGGCTTCATCATATCCTATAGCTAATGTAGAAAGAGAAGAATTGATAGGTCCTCTACCAGTACAAGGTGTCTGAAACTTCTCAAAGTCTTCTGTTGGAATAGAAGATACATGACTGTGCATATAATTACTCTTGAAATGGTTAAGAGGATAATTAGACCTGTTCACTCCAAAATATCCTTTACCTTTTCCCTTCCAATTGAAAGGAACTTTAAGCCATAAATCCTTAATATCTACAAACTTGCCATATTCATTTGTAATCCTTACTGTAGGAAAATAAATAAGAATGAATAAGTTATTGAACATAGTATTAGCAATCTTCTCCTTTATTACTGGCAAGAAGTATTTAGCTAATGCAGAATCACTTGTAACAGTTTCATTATTAGCACCTTCTGCTGTCCAAAAGAGATTTATTACCTCTCGGTCTTCTCTATTCATATTCTGATAAGCAGAAGAATCTGTTATATTTGTCCATTCTATGAATGTTCCCAAGGGATTTACACTAAGGTATATATATAGTTCATCCTCAGTCAGAAAACCTTGCATTTCTACTCTCCCTTCACCAAAGAAGTCTTGAAAGAACTGTAAGATTTGATTTGGTCTTTCCATGATACTACTATGTAGTTCATGGACTTGTTTCTTTATTTCTTCGGTCATTGTATGATAAAAAAAATGAGGGGGAAGGCTTATTCAGCCTCCTCCCTCACTGGTTTCTACTTAATGAACAAAGTCAAACATCTTGTTGATTTCTGCCTTTGACATCTTTTCAGGTGCAGAATAGGTTGTACCTTTCAATACAGCCATAGCCCTGTCATAGGTTCCCTCTTCAATTACATCAGAACCATAAAGGTCCTCAAGTAAGATCTCAAGAGCACCAGCAACATTACCCTCAGAGGAAGCAGGAGCTTCTACTTTCTCTTCCTTTACAGGTTCTTTTGCTACTTCTTTCTTTGCGGGCTCTTCTTTTACAACCCCTTTCTTTTCCTCTTTTGCAGGAGCACCACCTTCACCCAACAGGTCAATCAAGTCCTGAGTTTTACACATGGTGAAGTTCTTTCCAAATCTTTTTACACATTCATCCTGCAAGCCTCTTGCCTTGATTGCATTATAGGCTTCTGCCCTTGACATTGCACCAGACTTGATTTTCTTTTCAGGTGCAGTCAGCAGGAATGTCAAATCATTTACTACCTGTCCTTTGTAAGGAATGTTGGTAGGAAGGATAGAAGCATCATCTTTCAATTCTGCTCTCAAATGACCCTCAAAGAATGTCATTCCTTCAAATTCAATACCTGCTTCTCTCATTTCTCTTTTCAACTCACCCAGTGTAGTTGCAGAAGATGCCTGAATAACTTTTTGAGACTGAGTTTTGTTGTTGATGATGGTTACTTTTCTAAATTCCATGATTTTTTTTTTTAGTGATAAAACATTACCTATCAAATAGGCTTAAAATTATTTCTCTGAATTGTTCTTTGTCTCCTATTGTTTTATAGAGGTCAGAGACATCTTTTCCTCCTTCAAATTGTGGCAATACTATGTTAGTAAACCCAGTGGATGCTGATAGTTTCTCTATTTATATCTCCATAGGAAACCACCAGCCATCTTCCTTCTACCTTTCAAACATGCACAAATATTACTATTGCTAATGCCAAGTTTTGCTTGAGCATCATAAGTACTATCAAACTCTTCTATGAGAGTTCCATCAGTACTTAACTGCTGAATAGGTTTACAATGTTTAGCTGCTACCCTATCAAGCCTTGTTCCCCAACTATTATTATATTGTTGAGAACACCACTCAAGATTGGTAACAGTGTTGTGGGTTTTGACTTCATTTATATGATTAACTTGAGGCAAGTTGTTGGGATTTGGTATAAATGCTTGAGCTACAAGTCTATGGACTTTTGCAGTTTTTCCCTCTCCACCTTTATATAGGCTTACTATAGGATAACCATTAAAGTCTTCTCTTTGCTTTATATACTCGACCCTCCTAACTCTCCCCAAGTTACTTACTTCATAGTTTTCAAAACCTTCTATTGTCCTCCACTCTTCAACAATTTCATTACTGTGTTGCATAAATACTCCTTTCCATAATAATAATACATATCTGAAACATCCTTTCCTTGAGATGTTTTAGGTAGAATAAGATTGATAAATCCAGTCTGCTCAGCAAGTTTTTTGCCATCTATGAGACCAGCTTTATCATTATCCAATAAGATAAATACTTTCTTGTATCTTCTTTTGAGTTCATTAACAGCAGTATCACTGATACCATAACCCTCTCCTTGAATGGCTATAGCTGGTATTCCAGTGTTTGCCCATAGACATAAAGCATCCTTCATTGAGGAACAGATACATATCCTATCCCCATATTCAGGTACTTTAGTCCATAAGCTAATTACTGACCTATCATGCCTGTTGGACCACTTGTATCCCTTTTTATTGAATGGTTGATATATCTTTAAAGTGACTTTCCCTTCCTTATATTCTACATAAGCATAAGCATATTTATCTGCTGGAAAGACCATTCTGGACTCTCCTTTTATGATTATTTTATAGGATATAGGATAAATGTCAGCATATTTCAACCACTCTAAAGTGATGCCAAATGAAGCCCAATACTCAAGGTCATACTCTCTCCATTCTCTTGTCTTACATTGTAAATCAAGGTTAGATTTGTATAACCCTAATGTAGTGACAACTTTAGGTTTACCTGATGCACTATAGCCATTAGTCTTAGTAATCTTGGATAAGTCCTCCCAAACATGTGCAAGCACATCATTGTAACTCTCCTCCCAATACTTACCTAATAAATCAAATGTTCCTCCTTTATCTTTTGTAGCAAAGTCTGTCCAATGTATCTTCTGACCATCTATGCTATAAAAACCAAAGGATGGATGGTTATCAGGTCTTAATGGACTTGATATAATACAGGGAACATTACTTACCCCAAAATAATGGTTCAAAATGTCTAATTCTGATACCTTTGATAAAATCTCTTCTAATCTGATATTAGGTTTACCAATACTAATAGCCATAGTTCTAAATCTTTATGTTATTAACCCCAAGGAGTTGATGTAGGAGCTGTAGCTGCTCCTAATGGGTCATTGTCAGCAGCAGGTGTGAAAGTTGTAGCTTCTACTACATTTTCATGTAAAGGTTGAGTTGAGAACTCAGTGCCCGGAGCACCACCTGCATTCTGGAACTCTGTGATTGCAGCATCAATCTTGCTATAATCTGTTACAGCATTCTTTGCAAACTTCCTTGTGAATACAGCCTGATACTGTCTTGTACCATTTTCATTATCCACAGTTCTGATACCTACTGCACCTTTAACTATATAAGCAGCAGCAAGAGTAACAAGCTCTTTAAGCTCTTTTACATCACCTTTGAATAGGGCTGCCATATCAAGAGAAACCTCACTGTCATCAGTGTTCTCTTTCATCACCCAAACCTTGTCTTTATATACAGCAGGACCCGGAATATTCAGCCACTGAATAAGGAAATCAGTCAAGAATTCCTCACCTTGCCATGCAAGTCTGTAGTCAGCACTGATATTGGCTGGTCCAGAAGTGTATTGAGGAATAGCCTTGGACTGTACTTCTTCCTTTGTAGCCCAAGCAGTTCTACCAAACTTATCAATAATCTGATATTTACCACTGGTCTGACCCACCCTGTAATCCTTAGTCAGCATAAAGCTGATAGGAATAAGCATCTCAATACCATTGTTCAGCTTGGCATCAGGAGCAGTCTTACCATAGAATACTACTCTCACCTGTTCCTTACCTTCATCAGTTTTACCAACATACTCAGGCTCATTCTCAAGCTCTCTGCCTGTAAGAGCCTCCAACTCTGCTTTAGTAGGATTTACAGCCACAATATTGAATGCAGCCATACCTTTGTACATCTTGAAAGAACCTTCAACTGATTCTTTACCTACCTTCACAGCCATGAAACTTTTGTTTAAATTCTTCATCTTAAATTACTGATTTTGTGTGATTAATCTTTGAAAGGCATTTCATCATCACCTTCTCCAAAAGGATTTACAGCTACAGAAGTCTCTGTTGCAACTTCCTCTGCCAATGCAACTGCCTCAGATGCAGGTACTTCTACCTCACCTACAACCTCTTCTGAAACTTCTCCTTCTGGAGCTGCTTCTGTTGCCTCTGCTACTGCCATAGCACCAGATAACACTTCCTCAGAAGTGAAACCACCAGTCATAGTCTTGATAGGAGCTTCAAAGCCTTCAATGGCTTCATTGATTGTAGCCAATTCTTCCTGTGCTTTTTCAATCTTCTCTACCAGTTTGTCTCTTTTAGTTCTCAAACTCTTGGTGTTCTGGGCTGTTCTTTTAACAATAGCCAACTCAAATCTACTTAACTCTTTCATAATGTTCAATTTATAAAAATTATTTGTCTTTGCCCTATTTCATTGGGCTTACTTTGCAGTTTATTTATGGCGTATTTCTTTTCATAATACTCTAATGCCTCTATAAAGAAAGGCTCGAATATCCCCTGTTTCAAGAGAATAGTGACGAATACTGTTGTTTCATAATAAGGCTTACTATGCTCCAAACAGTAATTCATCAACAGAATATTTATGTCCATTTCAGTCAGTCTACCAAAGGCTACAAGCCTACTAATCCTGACTACTTCATCTCTACCCATAGTATTCCTGTGCTTTCTCAACTACAAGACCCAAATCATTGGGAATATATAGAGGAAACATGCCAACAGGACTCTTTGCAGGATATACTCCATCATCATTGGTAACAAATTCTCTGATGGATTTCTTCTCTTTAGAATCAAAAGAAGACTTACCATAAAGAACCACTTCAAACTTACCCTCAGGAGTAATATATGAATCAACCATGTTACCAGTACTCTTATATTTATAGGAGATACTATCACCATTCTTGTCTTTATACTCTTCATAATGAGCAAGACAAATCATGTTCTTGTTTTCTGGTACAAGATTGATTGCATCAAAGATTAACCCCATTCCATAACCAATCTGTTTAGGAGTGTCCCAACCACCTTTCATTGCATTCTTCATATAGAAATCCTGACTGATATAATTCATATCATCCAGTACTATATTGGTGAAAGGAGATTGTGGGCTGGCTAACATCTCAATGATTTGAGCAACCTCTTTGGCATCATTGGTTATAATTCTGTTACCTTTACCAATCTCCTTAAGAGTAGTAACTTGGTACTTACTTCCACCACCCCTGAAAGGTAAAGGTTTATTCACACAACTTATCAAATAAGTTACTTTAGGGTCCAACCCTTTCAATCCAAGCTCTGGTATCTCCCCAATAGAGGTTGATTTACCAAAACCTGACTTAGCTAAAATCAATGCTTTCATTCTTCTTATTTAAAATTTTAGTCTGCAAAGGTAATCAATTTAATCAACCTGTGCAAATTCATCTTCCACTTTCTTACTCTGGCTTTTCTTATAGAGACATTCATGAAAGTATAGTTAGTCCTCCTTCTTACAACTGTCTCAATATACTCAAGACATCTTTCCAGTTCAGGCTTATTATTGGGTAGTGGAAGCTCAGTAAATGTACTTACAGCTCCATCAAAGAACAGTGGACATATTTGACCCCCTGCTCCATTATCTCTATCCTCAATAACTTGCATAAACCTGATGTTGTTTTTGAATTTGGTCACATCATAACCTTCATATTCCCTTAGACCATACTTAAATGGACTATACAAACCAAGCACCAGATTTGCATCTCTGGTGGTAGTCTTACAATCTGCAAGACCATCAGATGAAGGCATCATCTTATTCAACTTCTGATTTTCAATTCCTTCCTGAGCCTGAGCTTGATGCTGGATTGCAGTGATATTAAAATCAAACTGGTCTCTTTGAGTGATGAAATATTTACTCATCTTCTCAATAGTCTGCATTTTATTCATACCACTCTCCTGCATAAGATTTGAATAGTTGTCTAAGATAATTTCTACATATTCATCCTTATCATCTGGTTCATAATAGTCTATTACATCTCTCTCCTCTTCAAGTCCAGCTTCATTCTTCATGATAACCTTCTTGAAGTGGAACTTCCCTCTACTCAGAGCAAAATTCCTACAATACTTATTAATACCAGTAGGATTTCTCTCTGAATCAATATAGATTATAGTTTCCTTAAACTTCTGGATATACACTTGGTATCTCTTAGATGCAAGTAAGTCTAATATCTCTTGAGGAACTGGTCTATCAGCAGAAGTACTCTTCAAGTCAGTTGGACTTATTCTTATTTTATCAAGCCTATATAATAGGTGGCATAAGAACTCATAGAACTTTTCTTCCTTACCCATTTCAAGGGTAAAATAGAGTATCTTCAACCTTAGTTGGTCAGGGTGCTCAATTGCATAGAAGAAGGGTTCATAAACAAGCATATAGTCAGCAAGTTTTGATTTTCCTCATACCACTATAGTTTTCACTACACATGACTTTAACCACAGTTGAAAGCCACAGCAAAGCATCATGTTTTGTGGTCTGGACTATGTCTTCATCCTATTATTAAATAGGAGCACCTGCATTTAGTCTCTGGGGCTGAATCTATACTCAAGGTATAGCCTATGCCTCCTCAAGTTGGCATATCAATTTCTTGACTTAGCTTCCGAGGATATTCAGGTGTTACATCTATAGATTACTCTATAGTAGGGCAGTGCCTATAATTATTGTATTTGGTATTTTGTTTGTTAGATTTAACTTCAAGAGGTGATAACTGCTCAAGTTTATAAGAAAACCTATAGCCCTTACATTGTTGATAAGTTCCATTAGTTACCCTACATATACTTGAAGGAGAGATACCTAATTTAGTAGCTGTATCTTTCAATCCCAAAGGATTTTCAAATAACAGATTTCCATCTAAGTCATAAACATACAAAGTAACAGGGTTAAAATTAAAATCAAGTTTTCCTTCTTGATGTAATCTTCTCCTTGTCTCTCCCTGTTTTATCCTTGACTCTTTGGATAGGATATTCCTTTCTACTTTCTTAGTAATATTATATTCTCCTCCTAATAAATCTAAACAGTATTGTTCTCTTTCAGTCAATATAGATTTATCACAAAACTCTAATATGAACCATTCAAAACTTTCTTCACCATATTTATTCCAAGCACTTTGCAAATGAGCATTTTCATGCTTATTATGTCTTAATAAGGCAAAGTGTTTCAATAACCTTTGATAAAGATTCTTTGAACTTCCTATGTAAGTTTTATGATTCAACTTATTTTCTATACAATAAATACCTGATACTTTTAAATCTCTTGTTATTTTCTCCATATTATAATATATTTGTCAGTGCAAACATAAAACAATATTTCCAATTACACAATAGATTAAATAAATTAGTTAGCTTTTACCTTTTGATTTGCAGTAATAATGTTATATCTTCTTTTCTCTATTCCGGGGAGCCATACTCTTAATCTTGGGAAAGACAATGGAATACAATTTATCTTGCCATCCAGTATCCTCTGCCTTCGGAGTATTAACTTCTCCAGTGCTCTATCAAATGAATCCTTCTCTTCCATATCAATTTAATGTAGATGTCCAATTATCAGTGAGGTCACTTTCCTGACTAGCATTTTCAATGTAGTTAGCCAGTTCTGAGATAGGTACTTTAGTACCATCCTTTACCTCTTCTTTCCAAATGAAATATTGAAGCAATCTCATGAACTTATACTCTCCATTGAAGCCAGAAACATAGGCTTGAGTTGCATTTATGATTTGTTCATCAGTGTAATCATTCCCATACTTCTTAAAGAAAGTCTGTAACTTCCTCTTAATGTCAGTTTTATTCCCTCTCCAATACTGATTGTTGAAGTTCTTTCCTTCTGGATAAATGGATTGAAGTTGAGGTACTAATGCTTCAATTCTTTGATTGAAGTCATCAGTCCCCACAGACTTATCAGAATCAAGAATGATATTATTGACCACATTATTTCCCATAGAAGTTACAAATAACCCTACAGGAAGATGTGTTTCCCTATCATAACTTGTACTGATAAGTCCTTTTTTCTTCAACTCACTTTCAGCAGCATTGAAATCTACATTGTTTTGAACAGCTATCATAAGTAAGACCTCTCCAAGAGAAACCCCACTCTTTTTAATAACCTTGTCATTCAATGAGATTGTCATACTCCTATCCAATCAGCAATTCAACATGAGCTTTCTCAACTTTCACAGCCTGTTCACAAGCCTCCACAGATTCATTCACAAGTGCAGCACAGTTCAAGAAATATTTCTCAATTTCTTTATAAACCTTTGCAGCAGTAGCAAATGCTTTACCTTTTGCTCTGGATTCTGCAATCCTCTTACCTGCTTCTTCATTAAAGGTATCTTCTTCATTGCATCTTGCAATAGCCCTCACTTTGAATGTGCCCCTGTTATCTACAAGTGGAAGATTAGCCCACATATTAAAATAAATATGATCCCATGCAGGATGCTTACACAACTGCATATCACACTCCAGAACACAAACTACTACCTTCTTTTCAGGATTTACAATGTAGTTTGCTTTAGTAATCTTAACTCTGTTTCTCATACTTTTATTTCACTTAAATTTGTTTTCACAACCAACTCTGGATTATAATCCTCAAGCATCTTTTCAACTAACTCCTCTTCCCTTGTACCACTAAAGTATGGGATAATAATGATGGGGTCTTTGTGCCTGAGTATTCTACCCAATCTTTGTTTGATGATAATATCACTACTGTTCAGATTAGCATATAAACCAACTCTGCAATCTACAAGGTTCATACCTTCATTCAACATATTACATGCTGTGATGTGGTCCAACTCCTTATGATTAAACATGTCAAGTACTATAGAGGATTCTTTGTTCTTACTGTTAATACAGTTTTCCCCTAATATTTCTGTCTGCTCAATAGAACTACAGAATGTAAGTACCCTTTCTGATTTCAGCTTCTCCAGAAGAGATAAGATAATAGGGTTCTTTAATTGTGAAAGGAATTTGAGCCTTTGACCTGCAAGGAATAACCATTTTGTCTTTACTCCTTCATTCCTTGTCCTCATATATTGTTTCTTCCAGAACTCTATTTTATTCCCCAACTCTTGGACATACTGATATGCGGTGCATTTAATATGAACCTGAACTGATTTATCCCTAAGATATGACCATCTGTCTTTATACAGACATTCTTTAATGATTCTTGCCTTAGGATGCTCTATCATTGTATGTACAGCATGTATATTATCAAGGTCAAGAGGTATAAGAAATACTCTTGGGTCAGGAAGGATTTCATTGTCTATAGCCTCCTTCATCTTCACTGTATAACACTGAAAATCAGGAAACAACTGACTAAGTTCCCACTTCATATCTCTGGTAACTGTTGCTGAAAGCATGATAGAGTGAGATATATTCATAGTAGATACAAATTCCCTGCATCTTTCTGACATGTGCTGTACTTCATCAAATATGACACAATCCCATTCTGATTCTACATGCTTATTCAATCCAACATAAGTACTGAATTGCAATATCTCAAGCAAGTTCTCAAATCCCCACTTAATAAACTCCTCTTTCCAGTTGTTTATAAGCACTAATCTGGGTACTACTATAAGGATACTTTTAGGTGTATCCCTTAAAGCTAAATCAATTCCTATCTTTGACTTACCAAAGGAAGTAGGTAACTCACAGAGTATAGCATTACTCTTTATATTCATTATCTCTTCCTGAGCCTGTTTTCTATCCATATCTCTTGACAATATTCTTTAGTTTTGTTATATATTGCGGGTCTTCCGCATAGCCTATTTCCTCCAAGAATTTATAATAATCATTCGGGGGTTTGTATCTATACTGTATGTAATTAAGATAAGCAACTACACTCTCACTCCAATGATTGAACTTATAGTAGTCTTTTGACCTGCTATTATACAGTCCAAATAGGTTATTATATTCCCTGCATACCTTAGACCTGAAATGACCTGTCTCAAGTATAGCCTGTGCATACACAATATTCTTGTGTTTCACATTATAATACTCAAGAACTGCCATCAAATCATCATCAGGCTTCTCTGAAAGTAAGAACTCTGGTTGCTCTAATCTCAATACATCTACCTTTTCAGGTTCCCTGTGCTCTTCTTGGTAGTCTATATAGTATAAACCATACAGACCACCAATTAAAAAGAGCATAAGGATATTATACACCTTTTGCTTCATAATATTTGTTTTATATTTGACTCAATACTGTCATTGTAGTACACATTGTCAAATGAAATATCCAAATGTGATGTAATTGCTTTATACTTTAATATTCAAGAAGTTCTTAATTATAACCAAAACTTGTCCTACATAGGTTTCACCTCTCAGACTGAATAGACACTTGTCATAAAATATGTCTGGTTTACCATAGGACTTAACAATATACCATATAATAAAGGCTGCGAATAGCACAATATTGAGGAAAGGAATCAGTTCAATAAGAAGAATGATAATAAGCACCCACAGGGGTATCTTTATATCAAATTCTTCCTTAGCCTCAAGACCTTCATAGCATTTACAATGAGTGTCCTTTAACATCCCCACTATAATAATAGTGAGGAATATTCCAATTAAAGACCAAATCATAATTACTTCTTATCAAAAGACTTAGTTATGTCCATGAGCATCTTAAGACCCACAGCATCCATAGCATTATTTCCAGAACCATTTCCTCCAAACATTACAGATGGAACCCATTGTACCTTAGAATTAGCAAGTGCTTCTGCAACACCTACAGCAGTCTTATAGTCCCATTCAGCCTTTTCTGCGGGAGTTAAACCTGCTGCAACCAATGCTCTATTAGCTGCTGCTTTAGCTTCACCTTCTGCCTGAACTTTAAGAGCAACTTGTTTAGCTTTCTTAGCTTCAAGTTCTGCTACTTCAAACTCCTGTTGTGCTTTGGTTACAGCTACAGCTTTCTCTTTCTCCTGTTCCCACTTAGCTTTCTCAGCAGTTGCCTTACCATCTTCTGTAATCTGAATAGTCCTTTGAACTGCCTCAAGTGATTTAGTCTTAGAAGTGATAATTGCTAAGTTAGCTTGCTTCTGTGCATCAATTTGTGACTGAGTTGCAGCATCATATTTAATATCTATGATACTAACCAGACCACAAGTTACACCATATTGTGAGAAAGGTGAGTTCTCCTGTCTTTTATAACCACCCGGAGAATTACCATCAGCTATAATCTCAGACTGTGCTCTTACTTCCTCTTCACCAGTGATATCATTAATAACCTTAGTCTTTAATACTCTGGTCTTATATACACCATTATTCAACTGGTCTGTAATATAAGCAATAAGGTCAGTCCTTGTCTCTGATACTGATTCCAATGAAGACATAAGAGGACCACAAGAAGTTACAACTTTATACAATGTAGGTTTAACCAAGTTAGCTATCAATGCTTCCTCAGAACCAAAGTCTGTTTGTATCTTCTCCATATTCTTAGCATCATTAGGCATTACTACCCTGAATGAACCAACAATGAAACCTCTACCTTTGTCATTGAATGTAAGTGCTGCTGCTGGATTACTTCCTGCTGCTACATAACCATCTTTATTCTTCTCAAGACCTGTAAATTCTATCTGTGAAGTCTTTGAATAACTTCTTACAGTACCAAGCCCCTGCCATTGCAATCCACCATCAGTCCAGACTACATAATTACCTGTTACAGGCATCTGACATACATAGTTCTTTGACTTGTCTGCATCTTCCCATAATGCCCCTGCCATTGCAATCATAAGAACTGCAACAACAGCAATAATAACACCAAGGATTTTCCCCTTGTTAATTGGTTTTTGATTTGCCATCTTTTCTCTTTTTAATGTTAGTTTTTCTTTTTACTTGTTTCTTCTCTTCCTGAGACACCATCCAATAGTAGAATGGAATACACAGAAGTGAAAATTTGATTTCTCTGTTTGTTATTTTCCACTTGCCAAACAATTGTCCTATCACCATTACATAGTATATAACAACAAGAACAACAAATGCAGCAAGTAATACTCTTGCATAAATCATGATTTCTTTTTTTTTAAGTTATTCTTACCACATCAGCCATGATAAGTATTTAAGAGGATAGCCTATAGGTGCATGAGTTCCTTCAAATGAATTAAGTTTCCCTCTTGGGAATTTGATTCTATATTTATACTTCCTCCAATATCTGGCACAATGCCCCCACTTCTTCTTAGTTAAAACTCTCCCTTTACTCATATTTCCAATAGTTTTATGTAAGTTCTTCCACCATCCTTATCATACCATAGCAATAGTATATACTTGTTATAGCTTGTGACTAAATCAAAATAAGGGTGGTATCTAACAAAAGTCTTTATTAGTAAGATAATACCCAATAATCCTACTATAATTGATACGAATAACATACTACCTATACTATAAATGATTTAATTATCCAATACAGCATAGGTGAAACTCACCCCACCAAGCTCTTCCACAATCCTTTTGAGATGTGCTTCAAGCCTCTGTTTCTTAGTAAGTTTCTCCCAATCTCTTGCTTTCACAAAGTAAGGAGCTTCTTTTCCTGTCATGTAGTCATAAGCATCCATACTAAGATTGAGTGATTGACCAGCAGGCTTACACTTTCTGGTCTTTACAGTAATGGTTTCAGCATCTTTCTTACCATCCTTAAGACTTTCTACTCTCATATTGAAAGTGTTATAATCTGTGCCTGCTTTTTCTTTCTCAAGAGCTTTAGCCTGCTCTTGGCTCAGCATCACACTACCTTGTAATGTGACACTGAGACTCACTTTGATTTCATTATTCATCTGAATCTTTGTCTTTCAGCATAGCTCCCATAAGAAGCACATCCAGTATGGCTTCTGGACCTTCACTTGCCAAATTCTTAGCTGCAATACCAACAACCATCTTCTGTTGTTGTTCTCCAATGAATTTCTGCAAGCCCATAGGCAGAGTGCCAAGCAAGTAACTAATCACTATAGCTTTGCTTTGAGGGTCTTTTAATTTTTTCAACTCAATCAGGCAATTATCCAACACATCTTCTGCATTGGTATCACCTTTCTTTTTACCAATGTCAATTACACCTTCCCTCAAATCATCCATTACTTCTTTAGGAAGTGGATTGTTAAGACCTAATTTTTTTCTCATGTTTTCTGCGAAGCTCTCAGCTCCACTCTTTTCATTTTTCATTGTTTTTTTTTTTTAGTAAAACATATCTTAATTATCACAAGAATGTGCATAAAAAGAAAAGGCTACCAGTAATAAAACTGATAGCCTTTAAAAGATAGAATATTCTACAACACCTTTTAAATTGTGTTCCATTGAAGGAACTAAAGTTGATATAAAATCTACTCCTTTCTTACTTAAAAATTCAATATATAATCATAATATGAAGTAAGTGTTGTATATCACTAATCTTTGTGTGGGGATGGTTAGACTCGAACTAACATTTGATTGTTTTACTGACAATTGTGTAAACCTTGAAGTAACTCTCACAAATCACTAATGCTTCCATAGAACAATTGTAAGAGGATAAACTTGCTTTATTTCACCACATCCCCATTTGTTTTAATTGTGGAGGGAATTGGACTTGAACCAATGACCTATAGATTTTCCCGCTTATTGAAGTAACTCTATTCTACACCAACACATTACTGTGGAACATTGAACAAAGTGTAATTTTCATTTATACTGCTCTACCAACTGAGCTATCCCTCCGAAATATGCCATAGAACATTTAACAGATTATCGTAGATAATTTGGAAGATTATTGATGTAAATCTGTAATACACTAATGGCATTATAAGTTAATGTTGTAAGAACAACTAACAGACTATTGTTTGGTAAACTATATCCATATTAGCTTGAAGTAAGTCTATTATACACTATACAACATTATATTTTACTGTTCCTCAAACTTATTCTGCAAGCCTTCTAAAGCTGCAATATAAGTTAAGAAATGTTCTGACCAACCTGAAATCTCAGCAGTCCATCTACCTCTATAATTCACACCTCTTGTATTGGCTGATACATCACAAATGTAATTGTACTGACCAAAAGGCTCCGGAAGGATAGACTTATTATAGTTGAAGTCTATATCCTGTGAATCTGAGAATATGATGATTCTATCAAACTTGGTTCCTTTAAACTGGTTTCTACACCAGTCAAGACATTGTTTAGTGAAGATACCTCCACCACCAATTCTATTTCTGGTTTCCATAATCTGATTGAATACACCAAATCCTTTTTGAGGACACTTGATATGTTCTGATGCTTGCTTTCTTGCTGCATCACTACCTGCTGTGGCAACAAGTTCATAGTCCTCACATTGATTAATAGCTAACATAGCCATTGCACATGCTTGGTCCATTCTGTTGAACTGAGAATTACCAGAAGTAAGACTACCCATAGAACCACTGACATCTACTATAAACAAGGTTTTACCTGGAAGTTTAGGCAGATTCTTATATGATTCCAACATAGCATCTTCAATATCCCTACTGAACTCAGGATTCATTCTTTCAGCTTTCAAGAAGTCAAGAGGCAATAACATTGATGATTTGAGTCTTGTCAATCCCTCAACAATAACTCTCCTATCAACATCTGCTTTCTTCATGTTATTTATGTTTCTCAACATAGCCAGACCACCAATCTTATTCTCAAAGATTAACTTAGTCCAAGTTTCTTTCCTGTCTTCACCAGCAGACAATAACACTTCCCATGTTTCAGGAGGTGTAAGAGTTCTGTCAGCTACTTTTTTGAATAACTTGGTTTCATAATCATTGTTTGGCTTAGGTCTGCACAAGAACATAACATCTCTCAGCTTAATGGCTGCATCCCTGTCATATTTAGCCAGCTTGTATTCATTGAAATTATGAAAGGCAGCACTTAATCCTTTCTTAGCTTGGTTACAGATGGGCTTTTTACCATCCTTCCAATATAATGCCAAGAAATCTGTAAGCATATCAGCCCTTGTAATAATCTTAGGTAACAAGTCAGCCACAAATAGTTTATGTTCAGGATATTTACACATTTCCACTGCTATAAACAGGGGTGTATGTCTCAGCTTCTGCATTAATCTTGCTTCAAGGGCAATATTATACACATCAATGGCAGGACACAAGGGTATTAACCTTTTGATTTCTTCTGCTACCTTCTTACCATCCATATATGCAACATCTTCCCAAAGAAGATTAGCTAATACTGCTCTTCTCAATAATGCTACATTACCTTGTTTAGCTGCCAATGCACCTGAACCACCAGCCAGTCTTTCTGTATCCAACTTTGAAGTTGGCTTCACTAATGGATTTAACTTTCCCATAGAATTGTTTCTTTATTTAATTGACACTGCAAAGATATGTCAAAGGTTTCATATATGAAAATATATTTCCACCTTTAACATTCTTTTGTTATTTAATACCAAATCTCAGGCAAATAATCTTTGCCATACTCAAATGTTGTTTTCATCTAAATCTGGATGTTTGTAAATTAAGAATCTGCAAGCATAAGCTACTATTAAATGTTGTACACCTGTTGCAGCTAATACTCCTATTACTATCAGGTTCCAATCAGGTAATGATTCCCAATTAAATAACCATAATGCACATAAGAAGAATGTTATCCATGTAGTACTACAATAGATACAGAAACCAAGAGGATAAGATACCCACCTTCTTAATTTATCTGCAAAGGATAATTTGTAATATATACACTCTTCTTCCAAATCATCTTCAAGTTCAGCCCAAGGTTTGAGTACTCTATAATAAAATCCATTGAATATCATTCCCTCAGCCTTAAGACAATTCCTGTAGAATATGCCCAACAATCCTCCTATTATTCCAATTAGGATAAACTCACTCATTAGCTGTACCATAGTTATCTTTTCTTTTTCTATAAGCTGCCTTCATATCTTTATTCATTTACTATTTCCCAACCTTCCTCAAGAGCAGGATTATCTGTAATACCTGTCTGTAAGTCATTCTGAAACTCTTCATCTGACAAAGCTGTGCCATCTTTGCTATGCCAGTATCCACAACCCTCACAGAATGTTATCCAGAAGGGCTTATTATCATCACTCTCCATTAATGGGTGTGTAACTCTATGAGACTTAGCTGCCTCAAGCATTTCTTTGTAGTTCATAATTAGATATATTTTAATGTTTCTTGTAATGCCGTTTCAAGAGCTTCTTCATAAGTGGGATAATCTTCATAGTCCCCATCAATATTTATAAAGCCTTCCATAGAACCAGTGGTATATGTCCAAATATTATCGTCTTTAGCAATAACATTAATGATTAGCTTATGAACATCTCTTAACCACTTTTGAGCTAATGACTGGGTAGGAGCTATCAGATTATAGGAAGTATTACTATTTTTGTCCAATTCTATCTGATTTAATAGATGGTCCTCTGTATCTAATCCTCCTTCACAGCCTATAAATAACTGGATACTATTGTCTTGAAGAGTAAAACGTTCATTATCCGTATCATAATGATAGTGATAAAATGATTTACCATTAAATCCTTTTTCTTTCAACAGATTAGCTGTCTCCAGAGATACTAAAACTTCTTTCATATATTATGTTTATTAAGAGTTACTTCTAATATGCTTTGATTCTTTACTAAGAACAAAGTTCAACCTAAAACAAGAAAAATAGGTGAGCTAAATCCCCCATTGTATCTCCACTGAGACTCGAACTCAGATATATAGTTTAGAAGACTATTGTTCTTTCCCTTGAACTATGGAGACATCACAAAAGGAGACCTATATTCACATACCAGCCTCCTGTAGCAATATTACTATTGCCCGAACTAAAATTGAGTACCCTCACCCAGAGTTGAACTGGGGTCTATTTCTTAGGAGGAAATTGTTCTATCCACTGAACTATGAGGGCTTCTATATTATAATAGATTATTTATTATCCACCTAACAGCTCCACTATGCCATCTATTATCTTTTCTCACTAATAGTCTGTTAGCTTTAGGGAATATATCTATTATACCAAAGTTAGTAGTAGTTATAGTGAACTTATCCACTGACCTTTCAATATATGTAACTTTGTCACACTCTTGTAATTTTGGAAGAGTTTTCAGACAAAACTTATCATATTTGTTCTCTCTAATTTCTCTCTGATAGTCTCTGAAAGCTCTAAAATCATCTCCTAAATCTCCCATATCTTTCTTGTATTAAATAGTTTAAAAAGAAATTGAGTAGCTGTGTTTCACAACATGAGCTACTCTTTAATTAACCTTATATAAAACACATACCTATAATTTATCATTAAGATGGTTGAAATATTTACTTAATGTAAGTATCTCAAGCTCCTCTTTGTTAATAGTTTTATAACACACAAATACAAGTGCAGCTATAAGTATTGTACCATAAAAGAAATATCCTTGGTCATAAATACTATCTACACCCATCATGAATATCATGGTTACAAGGATAGTCATGTATAATAACACACCCTTGAATATCATTTCAATCTTCTTCATATCTATTGATGTTAGTAGTTGGATAAAACAGGTAAAGAATACCACAGATTACTGTTATTATTGCTGTAATCTCAGTGACTATACCACACATAGCAGATAATACTCCCATCATTGCTATAAGTCCAAATGTATTTTTCATTTTAAGAATTCTGTTACTGTAATAATATCATATTTAATGTGATTCAATAATGCCACATGCTCAGCTTCTTCAACTGTATTTGCATAGATATCCCCAACATTGATAAGGTTATTACCTGTGCGTTTATACAGGGTGTACTTATTATGCTTCAATAATTGAGTATATTCTTTTAAATCCATTATCTTTTTCTTTTATATTTATTGAACTCTTTTCTTGCAACATCTCCTTTGGAGAATGTCTGCATAGTGATGCTATTGTCTGATGCAATTACTATTGACCATTCAAAAGCATGTGTCCCAAACAGTGAAACTGTTCTACCCAATTGGTCTGTAACTGTAGCTCTTAATGTAGAGTCGCAGTTACTTCTGTTGTATTCCTTTGCCATAATTATTTTATTAATCTTAATAACTCTCTTTCTTCCGGCTCTTTAAATCCTCTGGATACTAAGTCATTATAGTTTGATAATGACTTTGGTAGATTGAGGTTTATTTCACCATAGAATGATTGAATATACAAAGGATTGTCTTTGTGAGCTTCTGTAGAATCAACCTTTTGATAAAGGTTATTGCAATAGCTTAAAAATTTTGGATGTCCCATATGTTTATAAGTTAATTTGTTAATAATTGAAGCACATACTGGATTTGAACCAGTGACCTTCATTCCAACTACCTTTAAAATCATTAGATATGATGCTCTAACCACTGAGCTAATGTGCCTTTAATATGAGCTTATTTACTTGCAGAAGTGTACTCTTCCTTAAATAGGCAGACTTTCTTTTTAGGTTTCCTTTACTCGGTTAATACATGTGAGTCCCTCTGGGATTTCTGACTTACCTCTTCTATTGACAATTATGTCTAAGTATTAACACTACTGACTTTTGTCTCAAGCAGGACTTACAGGCTACCATTCTCTCCCATTATTTCATCTTTCAGGTGGATGTATGTTAGGTCCCCTAAGTGGTCAACACATGAAGTAACATCACTCAATATCTTATTCTTATTATTTAATTATTAGTTCTTTCTTAATATATTTTAATGGCATATGTCCTGTCAACTGCTACTATTGTTCACAATTGATTGCCTAAATTAGCCCATTGGTATGCTTACTGTGTGCTTATTATATGCCTTTTTGTGGTCCAATTAAACTAAAAGCACTGTTTAGTCTAACAATGTAACCAGTAAATTCAGTTATTCTATTACTCCTCTTTTTCTTTTTGACATGTCTTTGATTGTGGCATAATGTGGGGGAATTGTTACAGAGTAATACTCACTCTTCCATCATTTGAACCATCAAACAATCATAGTTTGAAACACTCAATAAACATAGAAAGAAAGCATAGAGAAAGGACATTTAAGACCTATTCATTCCTACACTCTTTTATAGTCTTCAAAGCATAAAGAAAGACTACTCAAAACATACAATATTCTTCTAAGTACTATTAATACTCACTAACAAATGATGTTAATGATATTAACACTCCAGAAGTGGAAATAAATAATAAGCTGGGAAAGTACTAAATAAAAAAGCCTATTATCTACTTCACTTCTGGAGTACTATAATACTTGGAAATAAATATTAGTGCTTGATTAGTCTGTTTCACCTAATCTGCACTCAGTATAATCTAAAGAACAAAGCATACCTTTCTTTCAAGGGGTTTGACATTGTTTATACCAATGGATTTATCTGCCCATACCTAATCTTCCAAGGAGTTTGGGAATATTTGGGACCCAAGTACTATTAATACTAAGAGAAATGGTATATTGGACAGAGATTAAATCTCCATCCAACAATTAGCCACCCAAACAAATGTAGAACCAGCATGATTCATATGCCAATTACCATTCTCAGTATATTGCTTTGAGAAGGCTTCATCAGAGTCTATACTTGATGTATGACCATCTAACCAAATTATCTTGTCCATAACTATTAATGCTTAAAAGATACTATTAATGCTCAGAAGAATAAAACAGAAAGAGGGCAAAGCCCTCCTTCATT